TACAACAAATTGTCCATTCTGGGCAGTGTCTAAGCGCCTGAAGTGCAGAATTCATGTAGCAAGTATTTCCAAGATTGGCAAGACCAACAACACCTCTCATTTTCATATCCATTTCAGATGATTAAAAAATTGATCTAAATGGTCTTCAATTTTTAGATATCTAAACAAAAATGGATGCAAACACATGTTCAATCTGCCTCGAAGAGTTCAACAAGATGCCAAATCGAAAACAAGCATGTTGTCCATATTGTGATATAAAAGCATGTGTAAAGTGTACGCAGACTTATTTGATAAATACGCACGATGATACACACTGCATGGGCTGTCGCCGAGGATGGTCTCGCGAAATTCTCGATTCGCAACTTTTGACAACTTGGATTAATGGAGAATACAAAAAACATCGTGAAAATATTCTTCTAGACAGAGAAAGATCGCGTCTTCCTGCGGCGCAGCTCATCATTGAGCGACAAAAGAGGGCTGAAGAATACAACCCTATTTTAGACACAATTGATGAGGAAATAAAAGTTCTTTCACGTCAAATTGCAGAAAAACATATAGAATACAATCGTATTTTACGCATCAAAGGAGCCCTTCTTCGAGGTGAAGATCCAACAGGTGAAAACAAGGACGCTAAAGAAAGACGCGTCTTTGTAATGCCTTGTCCTGTCACAGGATGCCGCGGATTCTTGTCGCAGGCCTACAAGTGTGGAATTTGTGATACATACGTTTGTCCTGATTGCAGAGAAATCAAAGGGACTGATCGCGATGTACCTCATACGTGCGATGAAAATGTTGTTGCAACCATACGAACCCTCAAAAAGGAGACACGGCCTTGTCCTGATTGCGGTGCAAGCATTTTCAAGATCGAGGGATGCAATCAAATGTTTTGTACAAATTGCAACACGCCTTTTGATTGGTTATCAGGTCGAAAGATTGTGAACGGAGCCATTCACAATCCCCACTACTTTGAATACTTGCGAGCGGCAAATAATGGCGTAATGCCTCGAAATCCTGGAGATATTCCTTGCGGGGCAAATCTTCCAACACCATGGACCTTTGATAGGGAAATCAGTCGCAAATATCCGCATTTGGCAGCATCGACAACAAGTTGGCTCTATCAAGCTCTCAATACAATTACGCACATTCAACACGTGGAAATAGGTGCAGTCACAAACCATGCAGAAGATACAGACAATACTGAGCACAATTTGAGATATCTTCGAAACGAAATTACAGAGGTACGCTGGAAACAGCTTTTGCAGCAAAGAGAGAAGAGGAGACTTCGAAGAGACGAGATTCGTCTTCGCTATGAAGCCTTTGTGGGTGCGTGTGTAGATATTTATGGACGTCTTATGGCTTTTGCAAGAGGTACAAATGCAAAATCAGATGCTACAAAAATTATAACAGAGGCAAAAGATCAGCTTTTGACCCTTCGAAAAATCTTCAATGATGGAATGATGGATATTAGCAAACGATACAAGTGCCAAGTCATGCAACTTTCGGAAACGGGTTTGCGCCGCGAAACGAAAAAATATGAATGTGGAAAAGTTCGTCGAGTCAAACGGAGCGAAGACGATGTAGATTCAATTGTCGAAGTTGAAGTTGAAACCGAGGTCTAAACAAAAATTACCAGGATAAAAACAGAAAAATGGATAATTCTTATGAAAAAAATATACAATGTAGGCCTTTTGGACGATCTACACAATTTTTTTCCAGAAGTTCTTTACAATCCGAGCCGTTTTAGATCGGTGCAAGATCTTTTGTTTTATGTTAGAAACCAAACATCAACCAGATTTAATTTATACAATCGCGGCTTGAGAAGTTATACAGGACCTACACCCTATTCTACACCTACTGGCTCTGTAAATGTAATGACAGAAACGATTGACATTACACCTATTTTTTCTAGACCAACGAGTGGAACAAATCTATTTCAGGAATTGTTAAATATTTTTCGCGAGAGAGGTGCTACCGCTAGTGCAAATATGACAGATGTGATTGTGGCTCCAACGACCCAACAAATTACAAATGCTACCAGTCTGCGCGCAGCCACATCAGACGATGAATCTGAACTCTGTAGCATTTGTCAAGATACTTTTACAGATGGCCAAGCTTTGCGCAAAGTAAATCACTGCCATCATGAATTTCACAAGAATTGCATCGACACCTGGTTTCAAAGAAATGTGCATTGCCCTGTCTGTCGCTTTGATATTCGCGATACCGCATAACTTGTAGTCTATTTTATCCAATAGTATACAAGTTTTTATCCAATAAATCGTCTTTACGCCTCAATCTTGCTCAAATCCTGCGGAAGCGGTTCCCAATTTGTAGACCAATAGGCTTCAATCTCCTCCTTGAGCTTCATTTCGCTCGGTCCAAGAAGATTAATTGTCAAACCCTTGCGTCCAAAACGTCCAGCGCGACCAATTCTGTGAATGTAATTTGCCTTGTCAAGGGGTAGTTCAAAGTTGATTACTGTACTGACCTGCTGAACATCGATTCCACGAGCCGTCAAATCGGTCGTAATCAATACGCGCGAAGAACCCTTTCTAAAATCGTCCATCTTTTTCTCCCTCTCCTCCGTACTCATTCCTCCGTGCAAACAATCCAATGTAAACTTTGCATCTCTCATTTTGGTTGCCAACCAATCTGCCCTCGACTGCTTGTTGCAGAAAATCATAAGCTGATTAATATTGAGCTGTGAATAAATATCGCACAAGACATCAAACTTCCACTCCTCCTGATCCAAAGGTACATAGTACTGCTTGATACCATCCAGAGGTACAGCCTTTGCCTCAATCAAAATGCGGACAGGATCCTGCAAAATTCCATCTGTAAATTTCACAATTTCAGGAGGCCAAGTTGCAGAAAAGAGACAGACGCGAGTAGTGGTGGGAAAACCAAGCTTCAAAAGTTCCATAATTTGATCCTGAAATCTATCCTCCAACATCTGATCTGCTTCGTCCAAAATAAGAACTTGAATATGATCTCGCTTCAAAGCGCCGCGATGACTCAAATCGTAAATACGACCCGGTGTTCCAACCAAGAACTGGCAGCCCTTGCGAAGAGCGTTGATATCGTCTCTCACAGGTTTGCCTCCCACTGCAAAATGCGCCTTCAAACCCATGTATTCTCCAATACCCTTGGCCACTTTATAGATTTGATTTGCCAATTCGTGCGTTGGTACAAGAACCAAAACCTGAACTTCATTCACACTTGGATCAATTCTACTCAAAGATCCGATCGTAAAAGTTCCTGTCTTTCCAGTACCAGACTGCGCCTGTGCAAGAACATCCCGGCCTTCTGCAATCGGCATAATTCCCCGTTTTTGGATTTCAGAGGGCTTCTCAAAACCAAAGGAATAAATGCCTCTCAAAAGAGTTTCAGGAATCAAATTCATATCGTCGAAATTATTATAGACTTTAACTTCGGGTGTCTCCATTTTCGATCACTTATATTTATTTCTAACGAATCTTTTAGGTCTATATTCCTGCCCGTATAAAATTGAATGGCAAAAAGAATTGTGAAATATGTAGAGTAGACAAAACAAATGGCTGATAACGAAGACGACGACTATGAATCTGGTGAAGATATCGAAGAACAAGAAGAACTAGAAGTCCCTGTCAGTTCTACAGATTCCACGAGAGAGCTTGCAAAAGAAGGACGTGCTTTGCAGTTTCTAAATACCCATCATCCAGAATGCAGACTCGATTATGTTGAAGATGTATTGAAAAGTCTTCCTTTGGCAGCCTATCCGCCAGACAGCGGTTCGGATAAACGCCACAGAAGTGTGCCTTATTTGACAATTTACGAAAAAACAAAAATTCTCGGTTTTCGCGCAAATCAACTCGCGCAAGGCAGTAGACCCTTTATTATCGTTCCAGCTCATGTAACTGATGTTTTAGAAATTGCCGCGATAGAACTCGAACAAAAGCGACTTCCATTTATTCTCAAAAGACCCATGCCAGATGGCTCGTTTGAATATATCCGTCTCAATGATCTACTTATTTGCTGACACCTAAAAAATACTTATGCGCTTTGATGATTCCTTGTAAAGTTTGTCACCTGGCATAATGTTAAAGCAATCGTACCATTCATCAAATTGAGAGACAATGTTATTGACTCTCGCTTCTGGTGGCGCATGCACATCCATAAAAAGGCTCTGAATAGCTTTTTCTTTGCGCTCTTTGGTTCTCCAGCTTACCGCAAAACTAATGAAAAAATCGCATATTTGTTTTTTTGTTTCTTGAGGATTTGCCGCCTTTTGTTTGAGCCTTTGTTTGAGTGCAGCCAGTGCAATAGAAACACCCCCCAAATCTGCAATATTTTCGCTCAGAGTCAAAAATCCGTTTAAATTATGCCCAAAATATTCAGTCTTGTTGAAAAGCTTTACAAGCGCATCAGCCTTTTCCCTGTATCGCTTTGACTCTGCTTGACTCCACCAAGGTCTATACGTTCCCGTTTCGTCATAGTCTTTACCATCATTGTCAAATGCATGACAAATCTCATGTCCAATGCTGGCTCCAAGGCCTCCAAAGTTCCACCCATCGGATGCATTTGGATGAAAAAAAGGCCAACGCAAAATACCTGCTGGCAAAATAAGTCGATTTCCTTCGTTGTAGTAGTATGCATTGACTGCAAAAACAGGGTCATCCCATTCTGCAGGATTGAGGGGTGTATTTATTTGTTTCATTTCGTCTTTAAAGTCGAGTTCCGAAAGTCTAAACATATTTTCCACCAAATTTTCAGGATTTAGTTTTGTTTTTTCGTCTCGATCAATTTTGGAAGGATAGGCAATGCCAAGATAGATATTTTCAACCTTTTTCTTTGCCTTCTCTCTCGTCTTTGGTTCCAACCAATCAATTAGACTAGCTCTGTCAGCGGCAACTTGACGAATCTCTTTTGCAATTGCAGTTGCCCTTTGCTTTATTTCTGGATCGACATAGTTTTCTACAAAAAGATATCCAAGTGATCCAGCAAGCCATTCTTGTGTCAAGCGAAGTGCCAACATTTTTTGAGGAAGTTTTTCGGATTGTCCTTTTAACCTGTGCCCAAAAAGCTGAAATTCCATATCGTCAAAGGGCGGTGGAAGAGTTGGCAAAAAATGTAAAATAGCCTGCGCAGAAAACCAAAGTTTCCACAAGTCGAGAGGAATTGTTCGAAACCAACGATTGAGTGCAGTCAACCATGTTTCGCTAAACACGAGAATTTGCGTCGATCTAAACTTGGACGGAGGCCAATCTAGCGAAGCTCTAAATATTGCATACCAAGGAATATGTTTGTATTTGGATTCAAGCTCAGCACCACTCATTAGAATTTCGTCATCCTCCTTTGTTTTAGAAATGACGTTTGCTGCATCGTATTCCAATGCAATAAATCGTTCGAGACCAGGAACGTCAAAATGTTCGGAAAGAATCCTTATAAGTTTTGTATAATTTCCAATAACTCTTGATTGTGGAGTTTTATAGTAAGAAGAATCGGGAAGTCCGAGTCCTCCAAAACTAAGGGCAAGCCGAAGCGTCGTTGCATCGGTTGCTGGAGGAACTACAACAAATCCTAGGACAGAATTTATTCGATATTTTATAAATTCTCCCAGAACTCCCCCAAGTTCTTCGGTGTTTCTTATGCATTTTAGACTGCCTACAAAAGTTTTTAATGTTTTTACATTTAAATTCTGGACCTGTGCATTTAAAACAGATTCCGCCAATGTCCCTATCAAATAGGTCGTGTGCGGTATATGCTTGTCAGCGGTTGTTCGCACCTTGTATCTAGCCCCATCCAAAAGTTCCAAAAGTTCCTTGTTGATTAATCCTTCAATTTCTTCACTCACTCCGTAGCTGCTGGAATAGGCTGGCATATTGACGTGACGAAGCCAATTTCCATTTACAAACCTGTAAAAGTCGCTCCCTGGCTTGATTTCCTTTTTGAATTGCGGAATGTCTGGCTCCGAAGGAAGAATATTTTGCTTCCCTTTGCGTCGCATGACGCGTCTCCTACATGTATTCTATGATATTGTGTTAGTGCTTTTCTTCCTCTTTGAAATTTACGTGTCTCAAAAACGAGCTCTCTCTGATCATAATACCAGCTTGGACTTGCAGGACATCCGTCAGAACACAGGGATTCAATCGAACTTACGGAGCCATTTTCAGTCATGGTAGTGACAAACTAATCCTTACTATTGTTATAGAGATTTTGTCGGGTTACATGCGCCAGTGGTTTCCACAATTTACACAAGTAATGAATTTGGTCATAGGTTCGTCTGCAGAACGTGTCTGAAGTTCGTAAAAGGTTGTTTCTTTCTTGTGGCAGCGTCCACACTTGAACATATCTGTTGCCATTGCCTTATTTCCTTCAAGCTGTTGTTGTTCTCGCAAACTCTGCCTTTCGCGCATTTCTACATACATGGAAGGTGCAAAGTCCATAACATTCATGCTCGAAATGTGCTCTAAGGTTAAATCACCTTGCAATAATTTTTGAAGTAGGTGATCGTTTTTTACATAAGAACTTGGTGCCAAATTACTCAGAAACCTTCTAGATGAATTCAAGTAACAGAGCTCAAATAGCTTGTTGTCAAAATGTTTTACAACAAGTTTTGTATCTGCATCTGTCAAGGCCGATTGAAAGATAATTTTTTCGAGCTCTTTCTGCATAGACTCGTCAAAATGCTCGCCTAAAAGTCTATCAATTTGCTGCAAAACGTGAGTTCGAAGACGATATTCTTTTGTTTTTGTATCAGGAATATCTCCTACCGAACTAATTTCTTGAAATCCTGGTTGCGTTGCCAAAATTTGCTGTCTTGCTCTGCCTGTATTTTGCGTGACAGTCAAGTTTCCTTTTGCAGGTTTCTTTTTTGAAGATGTTCTTGATTTTGTAGGCACACGTTCTTCCTCTTCTTCACAATCGCCATCGCCATCTCCCATGCCCATTATATCGTCTTCTTCCTCCTCCTCTTCTTCATCACCTTCTTCGTCTTCTTCCTCCTCTTCTGATTCTTCCTCGGCTTCCTTATCTTCTTCATCTTCTGGAATTCCTTCATCCTCTGCCTTCTTTTTCTTATTGGAAATCTTGTGATCATCGTCTTCTTCATCCTCACCCTCATCCTCACTCACTTTTTCCTCATCTTCTTCATCTTCTTCGTCGTCTTCTTCATCTTCATTGTCTTCTTCCTCTTCCTCGCCAAATGCACTCTGATAGAATTTTTCGTACTGATCTGGACTGAAATTTATAGGGGTTTTCCAACTATCCCTTTTTTTGCTTGCTATAAGAAGAATATCGCTAAATATTTTTTCAGAGTTCAAGGGAGCTGGAAGCTCGTGTTTGTTTTCTGTACCAGTTTTTCCAGTCTTGTAGCCAAAGAGCGTAAGTTTCAAATCGCCAAAAGGATATGTGCCAAGTTCAGAAACAGGGGTTTTCTTTTTTAAAATAGTTTGGAGTGATTCTGTCGTCAGAGGATCAGTGTCTTTTAGCTCCTTCACCTTAATTCTCTTGATATCCCCTTTTGCAGTTAGAAGCAATCCATAAATAATTGACATTCTTTGCGTTCTTTGTTCTATACGAGCATCTTTGCTTAAAGTGTGTTCAATTTTATAATATAAGATTGAACCAGCTTTATAAAAATGACAAGAATCATAAGACTTTTTTTTGGAGGAGGTGGAGATAAAGATAATTCCATGCATATAAAACGCTTTGATGCGGGATTCGCATTTGTGGAAGAAACTTCTGATGGAAAGAGAGAAACGTACAAGGTTATCGATCGAAAATGCGTATCGGACAGGGCTATTCTCGAAGTTTTAGAGCCTATCGACGACATTTCTAATTACTCTCTTGTTCACGAATCTCAATACTCTTTGCATCTGCTTCGGGAAGAGTCTCCGTTTTCTCTTTGGCAACTGGAGACACAGAAACTGCTTGTACTTCCTTTGCAGGGACAGGAGAAGGAGTTACCGAACTGGGTAAAACAGGAACTTGGCAGCTTTGGCAGCCTATACAACCAAGTAATTGAAGCAACGACATCCACAATGCAGGCTTCTTCAAATCGAGCTTCCCTCTCGCAGCCGAAACAGCAACGTCCAAAACGGCAGGAAGAGTCTCCTTTGCAAATTGGGCAGCACGCTCAATCTTCTCGCGATCAGCATCGGAAACAGACAAAAGCTGCTGAAGCGCAAGCTCAACAACCCTTACAACAAGCTTCTGCTTCTCAACTCCCGAAAGGTGTCCAAGTCGGTTTGCTTTGCTCGCCAGTAGTCCTCCCAGACGGACAATTTCGCCAAAAGTCACCTCTCCATCTGAGAGGGCATCAAAAGCGCTCTTCACAAGCTCATTCATTAAATCGGTCGCAATGTTTAATTGATCTTGATTAGCTGTCATAGTTCTATTCGTTGTGCATGAAAAAGAAAACAACTATTTTTCCAACTAGTTTCAGATGTGGCAGCGTCTTGTAGTCGGTATTCTTTTGGCCATTGCAGCATACCTTGTAATTCGCTTTTTTTCAACCGAGAGTTTTACAAATTGGGACAATGTTGTGGAAGTTCCTGCACAGGCCCCTATTATTCGTGAACCTCCCACTCGCGGAAATATGAATGTCGCCTCGAGTGGCCCCAATCCTCCCAATGCAGCGGCTCCTTCGAATATGTCCAACACTCGTTCTGCAGAACCTGAGGCTAGCGATCCCTACGATGTCACTACGGAGGATGCAGATGCGCCCGAAAGGCTGCGTCATCCTGAAAGAAGCTTCAGTCCCGGTATTATTCCCGAACAAGCGAGCATTGCTCAAAGTGCTGGATTGTCTGGAGCCGTCCAACAGAGTTCTCAGGCCTTTCAACAATTTAGTCCCGAATTTGTTCAAAATGGTGGTGCATTTTTTGGTTCTGTGAGTGCTTTGGAGGATGAGAATCCTAACTACAGCGCCTTTTAAGGTGATGACCCAGCGCCTTTTAAGGTGATGACCCCGTAATCTATCAAGAGAAAAGGGTATAAACCAGAATCGCTACTCTAGAATAGATACGAAAACAAATGCTCAATTACAAATCAGTCCGTTCTTCTGAACCTCAAATTCGCAGCAATCCTGCCTTGAGAAATGTAAATGAATCTTCTGGGTTCCAAAAGAGACTTTCAACTCTTCTGGAACCTACTCCTCTAAATTTTGCAACCTTTCAAATTGCAAAGGAGACAAGTCGAGGGTTTTTGGAACAAAATCAGTGTTATGCATGGGTTCGTCCAGCCCACTTGAGAAGTCAAAAAATCATTATTGCCGATGGAATGCCACTTCTTCTCCAAGATCCCAAAAACGAAAAAGGATTGAAAAGTCTTCGCATTCCATTTGACAAGAGACAAGTACAAAGCGTAGGGCCCATTGTCTTGGAGGGATCTTGGGATTTTCAAGATCATATTTTGTGGATCTGGGATGTCCTCGTATACGAAAAGAGAGCAGTTTGGTTCAGCATGTCCTATAGCAAGCGTTGGGACCTTTTGAAGAGCATTGTAAATACAATCTTGGATTGTGGACATCCAATGTCTGATGCCGAAGTTCGCCTTCCTAGCTGGGAAAGTCTCGAAATCGCAAAAACCTATACGGATCTGGATCCTGCAACCTCTATTGAATTTCAACCCGAAAAGGCTGGACAAAGACGCCATCTTTTTATCATTAAAAACGAAGGTGCAAAATTTATTCCAAAGACGCACCACGAGCGCAAAATGGTTGCAGAGGCCCCTACTCCTCGCATCACTCACCCTGTTTCGAATCCGCTACCGCCACCACCTCCTGCTCCTGCTCTCCCTCTCCCTCCACCTTCTCCTCCAGCCGAACAAGAACGACCTCGCGTTGCACGCCTTACACGAGAAAAATTTAGCAAACTTCCTGATACCTATACACTCTTTAGTGTTGGAGAACCATCAAACGATCTCGGCCTCGCGGCAATTCGTAGCCTAGAACTTAGCAAACGACTAAGGGAACTAATGAAAACAAGAGATTCTATTATGGTAGATATTTCTTGGTTTGAACCCTTCCAAAAGTACGAAGTTAAACTCATTCACTCTTGAAACATGAAAAACAACTTGTCTAAAATCCAACGACGTGCCGACTGGGTCCTCTCGGATCGATTTGGATCTTCTTCTGTCAACTGATAATAAAGCTCTCTCCACTTTTTCTTTTCCTTCTTCGCCGTTGTTCGCGTTGTTAAATCTAAAAAGGGCAGCCTAGTCGAGCCACATTCAAACTGCTCGCTCGCCATGATTATTGTCTCTCTTGCCTCATACCATTGATTAGCCGTCTTGAATCTTCGAATCATTAAACTCAAAAACGCATAGGTATAGCATGCACGTTCAACTGCCATTTCATTGCTTATTGTAAGAGCAACTGCAAAAAGGGTCCTCCATGGCATTTGTGTTGCAAGACTTATACGACGTCGACATAAGGGACAGCTTCTATGATGTGCTAACCATATATTGATACAAATAGCGTGAAATGTATGATCACATAGTTTTGGTTTTACAATTTGATGATGTGGCTCCATAGTTTCGTGACAAATGACACATGTTAGTGGGTCATCTGTTTCTTCCTCTGTCCTACTCATACCCTTCTATAAGTGCGTTCTTTTTCTTTTAACCTATATTTGTAGGAAGACGAAGACGATGAACAATATTGCTAAATCCCGAAGGGCTTCTCGTCGTAGAGGATGCCGAAGAAATCGTCAGAGAGGTGGTGCTGGCGAAGCGTATACTCTGGGCAACCATGTAGCTGGTGCCCCTATTATTAATAACTATGGACAGGAAATTGTGCGATTTCCCAGCTGTGAAGATGCCACGCGCCCTGGTTATCTCGAAAATGCTCAAATCAAGGGTGGTCTTCCCGGATTTGCTGGTGGCGGCAAGAGACGCAAGTCGCGCAAAACCAAAAAGTCAAAGAAGAGCCGCAGGTCCAGATCCATGAAAGGTGGACGCGGTGGTGTTCTCGAAACGGGTGCTGCACAACTCGCTGCTCAATACGGAGGAAGATACACCAATGAATTCGATATTGTAGGCCCTTCTAAAATCGCATTGATGGAGCCAAGTTATTCTGGATGTGGAACTGGTATGGAGGCTATTTCCAATTCTTTGAACAAGGGAAGTCTCTCCAGTCTCATCACAGCTCCTCCGCCGCTTGTGGCCCCTCCAACTCCTGGCTCTGGAGATCAACTCCAGGCTGGTGGAAAGAGGGTAGGAGGCGTGGACTCTATGTTCTACAGCGCTCCTCGTTCAGGCTATACCACTTGGCCGAGCAATGCTGCAGGAGGTGATGCGGGCACGTTGGCCGACGGAAAGACCCCTTTCCTCATCAATGTCCCTTTCTCTGCTCAACCGACTCCTAGCTTGGCCTGTTTGAAGACGGGTGGTGCAAGAAAGTCCAAGAAATCCAGAAAGGCTCGCAAGGTAGCAAAGAAGTCTCGCAAGTCTAGAAAGTCATACAAGAAACGCAACTAATCGTCCATAATTATACATCCATTTGTCTGTTGTCCTAGCGTTTCCTCGTCCGACCCAGTATCTTCCGATGTCTCATTTGATTTGTAGTGTTGAATTTGAATCTTGTAGCCACAGGCTTTGTAAAAAGCACGTCGCTTCCTCCATTGTCCTTGATAGACTCCGTGACTATCCACAACATCCAAAATAAGAGGTGTGCACTTTCTCTCGTGAGGTCTCTCTCTCAAAATGCGCCCAACAGACTGCTCCACCTTCTTTCTCGGACTCGCCAAAATTACCGAATTCAGACTCTTGATGTTCATCGCCTCGGATGCCATGGAATACGACGCCAAAAGAACTCTTGCCTCTCGTCCAGCAGCCTCTCGCTTTTCTTCCTTCATTCCTCCAATGTAATATCCAACATTCAACGTTGGAAGCTCATTTAGCAAAAGTGTTTCGATCGCCTCCAGCTGTTTGATTCTTTCGGCCAAAACAAGAATGCGCCTCCCAGGATTTTCCAAGAGCTCCATGATCTGTTTGAAAATCCACTCGTTTCGCTCCTGACAATCCACAATCTTTCCCAAAAGTCGTGCCGTGACAATATCTCCCTTGAAGTCTACTGGCACCTCGGAATACGATGGATCATCCATGTGAAACTGGAGACATTTGACTTCCACAGACGGATCAGGCTCCCTCTGCTTTTCCCAATAGACTGGCTTCCCCAAATACCACTCAAACACTTTTGTCAAACCATCGTCTCTCGTTGGCGTGGCAGAAAGTCCGAGCATCCATTTAGTCTGAATCTTCAAAAGGGCTTGGCTAAAATTCGAGGCGCCAAGGTGATGGCATTCGTCAAAAATGGAAAATCCGTAGGATCGAAACGTGCTTTCCGGATAAGACTTTTGAACCAAGCTCTGAATCATGCAAATTGTACAATCGTACAAGTCAGGTTCCACTTCTGCCCTCGGACCTTGGACGATGCCAATACGAAGACCTGGAAAAAAAGCCTCCATCTCCCCCTTCCACTGATTCAAAAGAAATTCCTTATCCACAATGACCAAAAAACGCTTTCCGAGTCTCGCCGCTAGGCTCAGAGCCATAAATGTCTTTCCCTTTCCGCAAGGAACGCAAATAAGCCCATTCGCCCCCGCATCCACAAAGGTGTTCAAAATGGCTTCCTGGTAGTCATACGGCTTTCCCTTGAACTTTACCGATTCAGGAAGGGGGAGACCTTCCGGCATCGCGTCAAACTCTTCTGGTCCAATGTTCTCTCTTGCCCAATGCCTTGGAACATAGAAGCGAAGAGGGCTTTCGTAGTAAACCGCAAAGGGCTTGCCCGCTTGCGCCATCTTGGAATTTGTCTTGGGGGCAACTGTCAGCTCGCGTCGAATGCGCTGCTGCTCTTGAGGTGTTAGACGATCTTTGCGAATTGCATAGCCACGTGCCGTCAAGACACGGGTATACTCGTTTGGTGATTGGATTTGTTGCTGCTGTGACATACTGGATGGATGAGTTGACAATCAGTCTATCTAGTTAAGTTTAGTAAATCATTTTTAACCCCCCTCTTGACAGAGAATAGAGAACAGAATGGCTGTCCCCGTTTCCAAAAAAGAAATCAACATTTTAGCAGGACATTTTATAATGTTCTTTTTGCTTCCTTACATTCCTAGGAACGTTTTGCTCTTGTCTGATATGATTCTTGTTCGTCTTGTACTCTTGGCTGCCCTCATTGCATCTGCATATGTCAGCCCTCTTATCGCCGTGGCGACCTTTATCCTGATTGCCTTGCTCTTTGTGGAACGAAACAAGTACAAGGTGAAGCACTTGGAAAGAATAATGTCTCAGAGCACTCCTGATTCTGAGGCGATTCAGAGCATTGAGACCCCTGAAACGGCTCCTGTGCAACCACCCTTTGATGTGCCCGAAGTAAAGAGCATCCCTTTTATGCCGCAAAACGACTCTGGAGATGATGGATTCGCCCCCGTTGCGCCGACGATTAATGAAAAAGTGCCTTTGCCTACTGAAGGAAGTAACGACGGAAGCGAAAAGGCGATTCAACAACTCTTTGAATGGGTCAATCCTAATCTAGCACAGGCTGCTTAGAATGAATTTTCATAAGTTATAGTCAACTATACTATATGAAGATTATCAATACCCCTTTGCTTTTGCATTTGAATTACAAGTATTGCATGTACTAAACGTCTCCACCGAAAGAGCTCTGCAAGATATCGGCATGCTCATAACAAAGCTCATAATAAGAACTATTGCGGCTATGCCTAACAAAATCATGAATAAAGAACCACCTGAACCACCCTTCATCTAATTTCCAACGATATTTTTCGGCAAAGTAGCCATCTGCTTGGCAATCTCTGGATCGAGTGGCGGAAGGCCTTGCCCCTTTCTATCGTAAAAGAACGATCCGAGCCAGACTACGAGTCCAAAGAGCAGCGTGACTCCAAAAAAAATGCCGATGCCGATCCATACCTTGAGCCAAATGTCTCGGCCACCTGTCTGAGCATCTATACCGAGTTTCAAACTCTCTGCCTGTTGATCTTCTGCGGTCTTGACTTCCTCGGCCAAAGATTGTCCAGTCTTAGGATCGATCAATAATCTTCCGTCTTTAATGTCTTTCGACCTATCGACTGCTATACATTTGTATTGTCTCGTATCTGTTGCAGCAACAGACTTCTTTTCGAATTTTGTAATAATGCGGAACGCATTTTTGAATTCAGGAGTTGTAACCGAGAGAGCTACCGAAGTTTGATAGGAAACCAATGTGCCCCCTTCGAGTTGCTGATACTGGCGCTGACCTTTTGTGCGCGCTTCGTCCGCAAACTGGACAAAGGAAGACAAGACTCTGTATCCAAATACGTTGGGAATTCCAAACTTGGCAGGAGTTTGAGGAAATGATCTCCTCTGCTCTTGTGTAATTGCAGCACCTTTTGTCCAGTACCCCACTGCGATGTTGATGGTCTTGGATTGATTTGTTTCGATGCAACTCGTATATTTTACAATTTCCGTATTGGAGCCAAAAGGAATGCATCGCGAAAGTTCGACCGCTTCTCCTCGAACAAGAGAGGTTAGAGCTATACCAGGTGCAGAGGCCACGGGGGCCTGATAAATGGGGATGATTAAGGCTGCGAGATCGGCTTTGGCTAGACTGGTCGGTGTCGGACTTGCCCAAATTTGCAGCTCAAAAAGCGGGTCGCCAGAGAACGATTTGAGCCCTTCCTGCTTCGGCTCCGAGAGCTTGACGGCTTTTACAACGTATTGGCTGCCTCCCATGAAAAAAGTATTGTTTGTATTCAGGCTAAAGAGACCCGAGACGGGTTCGTAAGCCATGGGAGTTTCGCTCGGGCTAAATTGAATGTGAATATCGTTGGGAATTACTAAATCAACTTTATCTTGAGCTTGAATTCCAGACCATCCTGTAATTTGTACAGGAAAGCCTTGAAGGCCTGGTAGGCACGTGTCCATTCTATCTTCTATCATTTGTATTTCTTTCCTTGTTGCTGTCTTACACGAGTCCAGGAATGTATGTGGGTCCATCGAATTTGAAAACTTCCACGTGGCCATCGCTGCCGAGTCCTGAAATGTTAACGCGCTCGCCTCCAAGAAGTTCGTCGCAGCCAATGCTGTCCATGCAATCACGTTTCTCGTAGCGAACTGGGAGCTGAACAGGATTGTACGTATCGGTTCTCGTGTAATAATTGTATCGGTCTGTTCTGTAGGCCGTTTGGCGTCCATAGAGCGGCAAGAGTTTGTCTCCAGACTTTATGATTCCCATTTGCTGATAGGCTTGTGGGAGTCCTCTTGTTGGAACATTGATCGGCACAGCACCGGGTGGCAGCAAGGCTCCACGAAGATCTGGGGGAGTTTGCCACAGGCGGAGCGGTTCTGGGGCGCGCGTGTAGCGATCGTCTCCGCCTTCGCCTTGGAAAATGGAGGGGGAAGAAGCAGGTATATTGTTGAAGATTTGGATTGGCTTTCCTCCTGCGGTACTCTTGTACAAGAAAAAGAGGGCGACTGCAATCCCAAACAAAAGGAAGGCTCCAATTCCAGGAGACATGCAAAGCACTCCAGGAGGGCAAATTGAAGCAACGCGTCTTGCCATTCTAGTATTTGTGTGAAATATTGGGTCAAGCTCTTGTAGAAACGAACAAAATGAGCCAGCAGGGGCAAGGATACACGAATAATTTGGACTATACGTTCAAATACCAAATCAATTCTGGTCTAGTAAATTTGGTAAATTACGAAAAAAGAAAGCAATTAATCGAAGAGGGGTCCTTAATTGGTTTGAACATCTATTCTCCGGATAAGGATGCTTCAATGGTGACACTTATAAATCAAAGTCGGCCATTCGTAACTCCTGAAGAGCTGGATATATTTGTAAATGGACCCGTACCTCCTGTTCCACCACCACCGCCACCGACAAGCGTGCCAGAGCCTCCAACCAATTTGTCGGCGACTCCTGGAAATACGTTTGCACTCATTGAATTTACAGCTGGATCCGATGGTGGAAGTCCTATTCTAAACTATGAGTATTCGACGGACGATGGGGTTACTTTTAGAGCTTTTAGTCCAGCAGATAATACAAGTCCATTGGCTATTACAACTCTATCCTCGGATGGTCTAACACCTTTGTCAAATGGAACAACTTATTTCATAAGACTAAAGGCGGTCAACGCCAATGGTACGAGTACAGGTTCATCTAATGTTTCTGTAACTCCTTCGACAATTCCAGATGCACCCACTAGTTTATCAGCAACTCCAGGAAACCAAGAGGCGTCGATTTATTTTACAGCGGGTGCAGACGGAGGAAGTCCTTTGACAAACTACGAGTATTCGACAGACAATGGATCAACATTTAGAGCCTTGAGTCCTGCAGATACATTTAGTCCTGTAACAATTACAACATTATCCTCGGATGGCGTAACACCTTTGACAAATGGAACAACTTATACAATACGCCTAAAAGCTGTCAATGCAAATGGCTCTAGCGTCGCTTCTTCAAGCATATCGGTATCTCCTTCCTCACCTTCGACGACACCAGATGCTCCTACGGGTCTTTTAGCTACTGCAGGAAATGCTCAAGCGACTATTTCCTTTACACCTGGATCAGATGGAGGAAGCCCAATTACAAATTACCTCTATTCAACTAACAATGGTTCCAATTTTGTACCTTTTAGTCCAGCAGACTCCAATAGCCCTGTAACGATTACAAGTATTTCTGTATCTCCCTTTACAACTCTTTTGAATGGAACAACCTATCCTATAAGGCTCAAGGCATCTAATGCAAATGGAGCAAGTCCTGCCTCTTCAAGTGTCTCTGTAACTCCTTCGACAACTCCTAATCAACCTACAGGCTTGTCTGCAATTCCCAGAAATAGAGAAGTTTTGATTGCTTTTACACCAGGATTTAACGGAGGAAGAGCCTTAACAAATTATCAATATTCAACAGACAATGGTGTAACTTTTATAGACTTAGACCCTCCAAATACAACCAGTCCACTCTCAATAAGAACCCTTTCATCCGATGGTTCTACGCGTTTAATAAATAATATACCATATTCTATAAAACTCAAATCTGTAAATCCAAACGGAACAAGCTCTGCATCGGACCCTATTTCAGCAACCCCTATCCTCCAGCCAGGAAATGTAGATTGGTCTACACGAGTCTCTGCTGAGTTTGGAGCAACCAATGTACCAAATATTAGATCCGATTCCTATGGGAATGTATATGCTGTGGGTTCCTATTCATATGATAGCTTAACCATAAATTCGTATTCAAATGTGATTGGAAATGATATTGTTCTCGATTCATATGGAACTTTAACAAATGATTCTCCCACAAATACTGATATCTTTTTAGCAAAATACAATTCAAACGGCAGTACCGAATGGGCGACGCGAATAGGGGGGTCAGGCCAGGAACAACTTCCATATGTTGCAACGAATTCAAATGGAGATGTTTATGTTACTGGTATATATCAATCAGAATCTGCAGTTTTTAACTCTTTTGCAAGTGTATCTGGTGGAAGCATTAACGTCACTCCATTTGGATCTTTAGCTGGAAATTCTGGAAATTATGATACCTTCTTGACAAGATATAATTCAAATGGTATCGTACAATGGGCCACGCGCATTGACGGAGGTGGTAGTGAATTTATAGGATCAATCGATTCTGACAATTCTGGAAATGTTTATCTTGCAGGGTACTTTACGAGTGGTACAACAACATTCAATTCATATGTAAATGTAACAGGAAGTGATATTAATGTTACAGCATTTGGTTCATTAACAAATTCTGGAGGACAAGATATTTTCTTTGCAAAATACGATTCGAATGGTCAAGCTCAGTGGGCAACACGAATCGATGGAACAGGCCAGGAGGCCAGCGCATCTGTTGCAACAGATAGCTCTGGAAATGTTTATATCGCAGGACAATACGATAGTAGTATATTATCAATCAATTCGTTTAGTAATGTTACAGGAGGTTCTATTAATTTATCGGTATATGGAACTTTGTCAAATATAACTGGATATGATTCTATATTCTTGGCAAAATACAATTCAGCGGGTGAAGTGCAATGGGTAACTAGAATTGATGGAACAAATGCAATACAGGCTCCTGAAATTAAAATAGATTCCAGCGGAAATATTTATATTACAGGAAATTATAATTATTCTTCTGTAAACTTCTATAGTTTTAGCAATGTTTCAGGTGGAGAAGTTATAGTATCCTCTTATGGATCTATACTAAACACAGAGGATAGCGGTGCTTTCTTGGCAAAATACAATTCTAATGGCCAGGTGCAATGGGCCACAAAAGTTTCTGGTAGTGTAATTCAAAATCCTGCATTAACGATTGATATTAATGGTAATGCCTATATTGGAGGACATTTTGATTATGGTATAACCGCCTACAATTTTAGTAGTAATAATAGCGGTACTATTGAAACAGCTGCTTACGGATCAATGGGAACCTCTGGATATTACGACTTTTTCTTGGCCAAATACAATTCGAATGGTACGGCCCAGTGGTTTACAAGAGTTGGAGGATCTGGAGACGATGATACATTGATAACAATTTCTGCAGATCCAACTGGATATGTGTATATGTCTGGACAATATAAGAGTTCATCATTGGCGCTTACCGATTTTATAGGTGTAAACAGCGGAAGCGTAGAGTTGACTACGTTTGCCAGCATGTCTCGAACAGGAGATCCAAGTATATTCTTGGCGAGGTATTATGGTGGTATTCTTTTACCCAATGCACCTTTTAATTTATCTGGTGTTTCTAGCAATGCCTCTGCAATCATTAACTTTACTCCTGGATCAGATGGAGGAAGCCCAATTACGAACTACCTCTATTCAACCAATGATGGTTCCAACTTTGTCCCCTTTAGTCCAGCAGACTCCAATAGCCCCATAACAATTACAAACATTTCTGTAGCCCCTTTTACAACTCTTTTGAATGGAACAACCTATCCTATAAGGCTCAAGGCATCCAATGCAAATGGTACAAGTCCTCAATCCTCCAATGTCTCAGTAACTCCTTCCACTACTCCAGATGCTCCCACAAATTTATCAGCAACACCAGGAACTAAAAAGGCTACAATATCATTTACTCCTGGATCAAATGGAGGAAGCGCTATTACAAATTATCAATATTCGACGGATAATGGTGTAACATTTAGAGCCTTTAGTCCTGCAGTTACGACAAGCCCTGTAATTATTACAACCTTGTCCTCAGATGGTACAACTCCTCTAACAAATGAAGTTACATATACAATACGACTCAAAGCTGTAAATGCAAATGGGGCAAGTTCTGCTTCAAGTCCCATATCCGTGACTCCAACACCACCTTCAGGAAATGCAGTGTGGGCAACTTCTATTGCGGGTACAAGTGTTGATAGGTTTTCATCAGTTATGAAAGATTCACAAGGAAATGTGTATATAGCTGGTCAATACAATAGCTCTCCGTTGACACTTAATAATTATCTTACAGATAGCAATGGAATAATCTACACATCTACATACGGAACTTTAACAAATTCTGGAGGTGCAGATATTTTCCTAGCAAAATACAATTCAAATGGTATTGTGCAATGGGCAACAACTATTTCGGGTCCTAGTGACGAAGAAGTCCCAATAATAGCTACAGATTCTGATGATAATATCTATATTGCATGTCATTCATTTAGTCAAAATGTAACATATAATAGTTTTAGTAATTGGGATAGTGGTAATATTTATTTATCTACATTTGGATCAATACGTAGATTTAGTCCATATGATATCTATTTGGCAAAATACAATTCTGCAGGTTCTGCTCAATGGGCTACATTAATTGGTGGATTCGATGCAGAACGTAGTCCATTCGTTACGGCAGATGTTTTTGGTAATGTATATGTTTCAGGACATTTCAATAGTTCACAAATAACAATCAATAGTTTTAGTAATGTATCTTCACAAACAATTATTACATCTTCATTTGGATTCTTACCAATTGTGGGAACAAATACATTTGATATCTTTTTGGCAAAATACAATTCGTCTGGTGTAGTGCAGTGGGCAACATCGATAGGAGGAAATAGTTCTGAAACATTACCTGTAATAGGTTCAGATATGCTGTGTAATGTATATATAGCAGGACAATTTAATAGTTTGAATCTATCGATCAATAATTTTAGCAATGTGAGCAGTGGTATAATTACAATATCAACTATTGGAAGTTTATCAAATTCAGGTGCTGTTGATTTATTTTTGGCAAAATACAATTCTATAGGTTCTGCACAATGGGTTACTAATATTACAGGTACAGGCAGTGAAACCGATGTATTTTTGTCTGTATTTTCGAATCAAAGTATTTATGTTGCTGGTCAATACGATGCTGTTCCACTATTAATCAATAATTATAGCAATATTAGTGCAGGTGTGATTTATACATCTACATTTGGAAATATTTTATCAAATTCTGGAGGATTTGATATCTTTTTAGCAAAATACAATACATCTGGTGCAGCTCAATGGACTACTACCATGAATGGAATTGGCTCTGAAACAAATGTCGCAATATCTTCAGACCAAAATGATAATGTATATATTTCTGGCACATTTGCATCTTCAAACTTGTCAATATATAATTATAGCAATGTTTCAAATGGAATAGTATATCTATCTTCCTTCGGATCTCTATCAAATGCTGGACAAGAGGATATATTCCTTTCCAAATTTAATTCATCTGGTATAGCCCAATGGGCTACAAGTATTGGAGGAACTGGTGTTGAAAGTTTTTCAATGCCATCCGCAGATACTTTTGGAAATATTTATATCACAGGAACTTATAATTCCGCACAACTCACTTTAAATAATTACAGAAATGTTAGTGCTGGAGCAGTCTATGTTTCAACCTTTGGAACTTTATCTAATTCAGGTGGCAATGACATTTTCTTGGCAAAATATAAGCAATAATCATTTTTATAAAAGAACGTTAGATGTCCATCAACAGGGCTCCAAAGTTGGATTATACCATCAAGTACCAGATTCAGTCTGGGAGGGTCAACTTTGCCAATTATGCCCAAAAGAAACAGCTTGTACAAGAAGGCCGATTGCTGGGTCTGAACCTCTATCCTCCGGACAATGATGCTTCTATCATCTCTCTTATCAAGGAAGGAGAACTAAATACAACTCCTGAAGAACTTGCAGGATATTTGGAGGAGATTGTTTTGCCGCCGACTTCGACAACTCCTGATGCTCCTACTGGATTAATAGGTGTTGCTGGAAATGCACAAGCGACCATTTCCTTTACTCCTGGATTTAGCGGAGGAAGTGCCATTACGAATTACCAGTACTCTACGGACGATGGAGTCACGTTTACAGCTTTTAGTCCTGCGGTGACTAGCAGCCCTGTAACGATTACGGGTTTGACAAATGGCGTGAGTTATACTATTAAACTCAAAGCTGTGAATGCAAATGGGGCTGGAGCTGTTTCTGCAGGTATTTCCGTTATTCCTTTGATTCCTATGGGTACAGCCTTGTGGGCCACACGATTTGGTGGATTGAGCATTGATTCTACTCCATCTATCACAACGGATTTGAATGGAAATGTATATGCTTCTGGGCAATATCAATCCGCACCACTCACGTTAAATAATTATAACAATATATCTGGAGGAGTAGTCTACGTTTCTACCTTTGGAACATTGTCGAATGCTGGAAGCACAGATATTTTCTTGGCCAAATACAATTCATCAGGGTTAGCCCAGTGGACTACACGAATTGGTGGAATGAGTTCTGAGTCTATTCCATCTATCGCAAGCGATTCAAATGGTAATGTATATGTTTCGGGCGATTATCAATCTGCACCACTCACAATAAATAATTACAGCAATGTATCTGGAGGAGTAGTCTACGTTTCTACCTTTGGAACATTGTCAAATGCTGGAATTGCAGATATTTTCTTGGCTAAATACAATGCATCAGGGTTAGCCCAGTGGACTACAAGTATTGGTGGAACGATTACTGACAATAATACATATATAGCAACCGATTTGTATGGAAATGTCTATGTTTCGGGTCAGTATAGTTCAGCACCCCTTACAATAAATAATTACAGCAATGTATCTGGAGGAGTAGTCTACATTTCTACCTTTGGAACATTGTCAAATGCTGGATCCATAGATATTTTCTTGGCCAAATACAATTCATCAGGATTAGCCCAGTGGACTACACGAATTGGCGGAACGAGTGCTGAGTCTAGTGCATATATCACAACTGATTTGTATGGAAATGTATATATTGCAGGGCAATATAGTTCAGCACCCCTTACAATAAATAGTTACAGCAATGTATCTGGAGGAGTAGTCTACGTTTCTACCTTTGGAACATTGTCAAATGCTGGAAGCACAGATATTTTCTTGGCCAAATACAATTCATCAGGGTTAGCCCAGTGGGCTACCCAACTTGGTGGATTGAGCATTGATTCTATTCCATCTATAGCAACCGATTTGTATGAAAATGTATATATTGCAGGGCAATATAGTTCAGCACCCCTTACAATAAATAATTACAGCAATGTATCTGGAGGAGTAGTCTACCTTTCTACCTTTGGAACATTGTCGAATGCTGGAGGTGCAGATATTTTCTTGGCCAAATACAATTCATCAGGGTTCGCCCAGTGGACTACACGAATTGGTGGAACGAATTTTGAACAAACTCCATCTATTACAACAGATTCGAATGGAAATGTCTATGTTTCGGGTCATTATCAATCAGCACCCCTTACACTTAATAATTACAGCAATGTATCTGGAGGAGTAGTCTACGTTTCTACCTTTGGAACATTGTCAAATGCTGGATCCATAGATATTTTCTTGGCCAAATACAATTCATCAGGATTAGCCCAGTGGACTACACGAATTGGCGGAACGAGTACGGAGTCCGATTCATCTATCGCAACCGATTTGTATGGTAATGTATACGTTTCGGGTCAATATAATTCAGCACCCCTTACAATAAATAATTACAGCAATGTATCTGGAGGAGTTGTCTACGTTTCTACCTTTGGAACATTGTCAAATGCTGGAAGCACAAATATCTTCCTAGCTAAATATTCTGCTTAAATCTAACCAATCAATCTCATTAGAATTTCTACATAAATTCTAATGAAAGTCTTATAGTAGGGAATATGTCCATCAACAGGGCTCCAAAGTTGGATTATACCATCAAATACCAGATTCAGTCTGGGAGGGTCAACTTTGCCAATTATGCCCAGAAGAAGCAGCTCGTACAAGAAGGTCGATTGTTGGGTCTGAACCTCTATCCTCCGGACAATGATGCCTCTATCATCTCTCTTATCAAGGAATGAGAACTAAATACAACTCCTGAAGAGTTGGCTGGATATTTGGAAGAGATTGTTTTGCCGCCGACTTCGACAACTCCTGATGCTCCTACTGGATTAATAGGTGTTGCTGGAAATGCACAAGCGACCATTTCCTTTACTCCTGGAGCTGACGGAGGAAGTGCCATTACGAATTACCAGTACTCTACGGACGATGGAGTCACGTTTACAGCTTTTAGTCCTGCGGTGACTAGCAGCCCTGTAACGATTACGGGTTTGACAAATGGCGTGAGTTATAGTATTAAATTGAAAGCTGTGAATGCAAATGGGGCAGGAACTGCCTCTCTAGGCGTTTCTGTAACTCCTTCGACGACTCCAGATGCGCCTACGGGTCTTGTAGCAACCGCTGGAAATGCTCAAGCGACTATTTCCTTTACTCCTGGATTCGACGGAGGCAGTCCCATTACGAATTATCAGTATTCTACTGACAATGGAGCCACTTTTACTGCCTTTAGTCCGTCTGTGACTAGCAGTCCTGTAACCATTACGGGGTTGACAAATGGCGTGAGTTATACCATTAAACTCAAGGCTGTGAATGCAAATGGTGCAGGAACTGCTTCTCTAGGCGTTTCTGTAACTCCTTCCACAACTCCAGATGCTCCCACAAGTCTTGTAGCAACTGCTGGAGATTCTCAAGCGATTATTTCCTTTATTCCTGGAGCCAATGGAGGAAGTGCCATTACAAATTACCAGTACTCTACAGACAATGGAGTCACTTTTACAGCCTTTAGTCCTTCGGTGACTACGAGTCCTGTAACCATTACGGGTTTGACAAATGGTGTGAGCTATACTATTAAATTGAAGGCAGTCAATACAAATGGTGCAGGAACTGCTTCTGCGGGTGTTTCCGTGACTCCTGTATCTCCATCAGGAAGTGCTATTTGGGCCACGTATTTGAATGGAACAAATACAGATATAGGATACTCTGTGGCTGTTGATTCATTGAATAATCTATATGTTACGGGTCAATACAATTCTTCATCTATCGTAATATTACAAGATGTATCTGGAAATGGACAAACACCTTCTTCCGTGTCTCTTCCTGCTGTATTATCAAATGCAGCCTTTTTAATTAAATATAATTCGAGTGGACAGGCTCAATGGGCTACTTATTTGGATGGAACAAATACAGATATAGGATACTCTGTGGCTGTTGATTCATTGAATAATCTATATGTTACGGGTCAATATCAATCAACATCTTTAGTAACTTTGCAAAATGCTTCAGGAAATGGTCAAGCACCATCCTCTATAACACTCCCTATTACATCATCAACTGCAGCCTTTATAATGAAATACAATTCGAATGGACAGGCTCAATGGGCTACTTATTTGGATGGAACATCTGGAGATATAGGATACTCTGTGGCAGTTGATTCATCAAATAATATTTATATTACAGGTCAATATCAATCAACATCTTTAGTAACTTTGCAAGATGCATCAGGAAATAGTCAAACAAATTCCTCAATTACTCTTCCAATTGTATCCACAAATGCAGTCTTTTTAATCAAATACAATTCAAGTGGACAAGTTCAATGGGCTACCTATTTCAATGGTACTGGAAATGATATTGGAAATTCTGTAGCAGTAGATTCATCAAACAATCTTTATATTACGGGTCAATATCAATCAACATCTTTAGTAAATTTGCAAGATGCATCAGGAAATACTCAAACACCATCTTTAGTAACTTTACCAGCTGTATCAAATAGTGCAGCCGTTATAATGAAATACAAATCGAATGGACAGGCTCAATGGGCTACTTATTTTGATGGAACTTCATTTGATAGAGGACAATCAATTGCGCTTGATTCATCAAATAATATTTATATTACAGGAGTTTATAGCTCAACAACTATAATTACTCTTCAAAATGTTTCGGGAAATACTCAAACCCCATCTTTAGTAAAATTACCAGTTTCTGGATCCTCTGCAGCCTTTTTGGTCAAATACAATTTGAGCGGCCAAGTCCAATGGGCTACTTATATAGACGGGGCTGGAAATGAAATAGGGTATTCTATTGGAATTAATCCATCAAATAATATTTATATTACTGGCAGATATGCATCTTCATCAATTACTCTTAGAAATGCATCAGGAAATGGGCAAACACTTTCTTCTGTATCACTACCATCATCATCTGGAATTGGTTCAGTATTTTTAGTAAAATACAATTCAAGTGGTCAAGTTCAGTGGGCTACATATTTATATAGTTATACAGGTTATTCTATATTAATCGATTCATCAAATAATCTTTATTTAACGGGTCAATATACATCATCATCTGTAATTACGCTTCAAAATGCATCAGGAAATACTCAATCCCCTTCCTCTATTACTTTACCAGCAGCAGCATCACCAAATAGTGCAGCCTTTTTAGTAAAATACAACTCTTAAAACTTATTTCAAGTATCTCATTTGAATTTCTACACAAATTCTAACGAGCTAACAAAGCAAACTTACTGCTTTCCAAACATTTCCGTAAAGGTTTCCATGAGCTGACGTCCGTCCTGAATCATCGGCTTCATGGTAGTCAACATACCCATCAAGCTCTTCTGCGTCTCCATGAGCTTGCGCGTATCGTCCGTCATAGCCTTCACCTGATCCGGTTTCAGAGCGTTCAGAGCGTTCATGAGCGTTGTGCCAACGTCAATGTGTGCCCCACCGACCGCCTCGGCAGGAATGGAGCCGAGCTTGAACATTCCATCCGTATTCTTATCCGCGAAACCCGCAGCCACGGCCACCGGTTCCTGAGTCGCCTTCGGCTTCTCTGTATTTGTAGGACTAGGCATGGCCGCTGCAGCCGCATTCGACGTAGGCAGCGCCTTTGCCATTTCGCTCGAAGCCGCCTTTTCCGCTACGGACGCGGGTGTACTTTCGCTAGGCGGAGGAGTTTTCTGGCCCGCTGCAGAAGCTTTTTCAGAACCTGCATTGTTGTTTGTCTCGGCTGACGGAACATCTGCGAAACCTTCTACAAAGTTGCTGCTCAAAACACCGCTCGGTTGAAACACATTCTTCTGCTGAATCTCTTCCACCTTCTTCACAATGCTCTTGGCATCTTGGCCAGCTCCCAATGGAACCTGAAAGCCCTCCTTGCGCCTCCTCTCGGCAATCACCTTGTAGATCAGGCCGCTCAAAATAGTGCCCGCAACAACCAATTCAATAGGCTGGTCCATGCTTGTAATAATGAGGCCCACAGCAAAACTAAACAAGAGACCCGTCATTCCAATTCCAAACAAGCCATACAGAATGTACAAAGTCAGGAATCCATAAGAAAAGGTTTGACGAAGTTGTTTGCCGTCCATTCTAGTCTAGACAAGGAATTTATAGAGAAACTAATGGGGCAACTACCCTTTGCATAACCCAAAAGAGCAGACCCGCTACAGCGGCTCTGGCGAGCATGCCCATTGTGTTAAAGTCGCCACCGGGACGAAGGAGCTGAGGAGCATAGTGGCTCACAAGCAAATTCACTGCAGGGAGCGTCATGACAAATACGACAATGGCAACAAAGATGGGGAGCTTCAGCTCGTCAATCCACTGCCCTTGCCAGTTCTTCTTCGGCTCCTCGTATATGGGCTGTTGATTCTGTTGAACGGGTTGTTGCATCTGAGGAGCCATAGCATTAAAAGGGAGAGGTCCTTGCGCGGCCATCATCATTCTTTGAAAGTCGGCTTCTGTCGGGTGATCGCGTCCAATAAGGTGTGCGGTTGGAACAGCAGGGTCTGCTGCATTCGGGTACGTGCTCGGAACAGGTGCAACGGGTTGCATGGGCATTCTGGGAGCAGGGCCATTAGAGACCACCGGATTTGCCGAACTGGTCGTATTCATTTCAGAAAGTATACTATCGACTAAATCGCGATCTGTGGGTCTGGCTCCTTCCAAATCTGAAAGTAACGTTCCAGCTTCGGACATTTAATTTACTGCTAGTTGACGTGAAATAGTGATCTATTGACTTGACGCGGTAGAGGCAGAGGCAGAAGCAGCAGACCATTGAAACGGCTCAATGACTCCTATTGCAGGACACTTGGTTTCCTTGGGAACAAACTTATAGCACGTGTCTCCGATCTTGTACGCTTTTTCGTTGATTTCCTTCATGGGAGGAGCCTTGTAAGTAAAGCAAGAGTCGCCTTTGCAAATAGGCTTGATCAAGAGGATTATAAAAACGCCCATTAAAAAACTAAACACATTATCGAAACGAGGATCCTTTAGGATGTCGATGAGCATCCTCTTCTACTCGAGAGCATAATAATATACGATCTAGACAGGAAGCTAGGAAGATGATTCATCATTTTAAAGTTCTGCCATTCTTGGCGGGATTATTAATCAGCGGGTACATATTTCTGGTTTTGAAGCCCGAATCCAAGGAGCGCGTAGTAAAATGGCCTCATCCAAACAATACCGGAAAAGTTACTTATCGCGATAGGAATGGATTGTGCTATACCTTTGAGGCCCAAATTGCTGATTGTGCACAGGTGAAGGAAAATCTTCAGACTTTTCATTACGAATGAATGTAATGAATTCGATACCGAGTGAGCACAGCGAACGAAAGACCGAGTGAGCGCAGCGAACGAGATATCGTAAGATCGAGTGATTGACCGATTTAAAAACGCTTCATGGCCATCCTTCGTTTATTAATAATCGCAATGGCCGCATGAGAAAGTGGCCTCTTTCCACCTTGTTGTGGTTGCTGCTCACCTTTTTCCTTCTCATTTGTAGCTTCATCTCCTTCATTTGCGTCAAACTCCTCTACAACTTCAGCTTGACTAGCAGGAACCCAAAACGCCTCAAACGGAAAAGGAGTAGAACCCGCCTGAAAGACTGGATCTGCAAATTTGCTTCCTGCAATCCTATTAAAATCTGTAAAAGTAAGATCGTATTCTAGCATACTATCATTCATTGTATAGTATAAGGGATACCTGTATTTTGAGTTAAGCAAGGCATCTGCATCCTTTGTTTGTTGATTCGCATTCTTGACATCCAATGCCGTCATTTGACCATTTTTGTAGGCTTCCACGACCTTTCGCAGACCCTGTTTGGCCAAGGCAAATTGTTCCTGAGGCTCTGTGATTTCCTGCGCCCTCTTTTTGAAAAATTCCTGAATTTGTCCCGTCGATGCTGGAACATATTTTGGAATCACCAAAACTTTTTCGTCTTCTCCCTGACGGACCGGTGAGAGAACAAGATCGCCTTCTGGAGTATATCCAAATTTATTCGGATTCTTCTTCTTTGCTGCAATCCATTCTTCAATTGTTTTGGGCTGTTGAAGAATACCATACACTTTCGCTACTTTCGCCACTTTATCCTCTTTATCCACTTTAGCTGTTTTAGCCTTTGTGGCCATAATACTCTACTATCTCTAGTAGTAAAGAATCGAATGCAAACACAAACAATCGGAATGAGTTTCGCGATGGGTCTTGGCTTATTTAGCTTTACAATGCTTCTAGGCTGGATGGCGGCCAATTACGGGTTGAATGAAAATTTGCTCAAATGGATTGTGCTTCCGATCTTTGGGTTCGGAGCCGCCTTTGGCGCCAATAGTATTTTGCAACTGACATCCTGTAGCAAGTTCAATCCAGTACAAATTGCAACAGGAAGTGGTTTTGTTCTTCTTGCAATTTTGTCATTTTTGCTCTTGTCTCTCTTATCCTTTGTTCGAAGTCCCATAGCATCCATTCTTCCCAGTCAGAAATACGGAAAACTTTTTGCAATTTCCTTCTACATGTTTTGGGCGGGAATGTTCGGAGAGGCTCTCGCGAGCGGTTTAGCTCAAAGTTGTGGCTAAACTAGTCTTCCAACGCTTTTCCTAAATAAATGTATTTTGGAATTCCTCCAGCCGCTTCGGTCGCTTCTCTGTTTAGCATGTAGTAGCCATCTGGGAGATCCATTGGCTTTCCTCTCACCCTTCTTGGCTTTGGTGCGGGAGCGGGAGGAGTCTCAAAATCTTCCGCGTTCACTTCCACAACTTCGTCGACTATTTTGTTAGCTTTAGTTTTTGTTGGCTCAGAGGCCATCAATGTAAATCCCAGAGATACCAAAATATAGGAAATCAGAGCCGTCAAGACAGAGAAAAGCCAAAACGGCATCCATGTATGTGTATTGACATTTCTCCCAATTCCAAATTCCTTCCAGTTTCCGTCGCTAGTAAACATTAAACTAGGTTTGATTGCGAGTACGATAGAAATCACAATCAAATAAAGTATACCAGCTGCCAAGAGCTGTTTCATCCTATTCAATCCTCTTCATTTTCAGGATGAAAACTTCCGATGTAGTATCCTTCTCCCCCTTCCATACCATCATCGTCCCTATAGGCAAATGGGTCAACAAATCCAGGAGCATTTTCAGGAAGTTCACCATCCGGTCCCATTCCAGCTGCAGTGGCATAGTCCCTCGCGATTTCTTCGCGAGTCTTGTCCCAATAGTCTGCATCGTACGAATAGACTAACTTTGTACCGCCTACAGCCCATCGTCCGAGACCAAGTTTCTTCTTTTCAAGCTCTAGTTTGCGTTCCTGTTCGGTCATTCTGTCCAGTTCGGAAATGAATCTCTGCTTTTCTCTCTCGGCTGCATCGGCAACCATTTGTTTTACAACGTCCGGATTGTAAGCTAAACTTTCTTTCTTGTAGCGTTCCAAATTCATGACAACAAATCTCTTTAAAAAACTATCGCTCTTTGCTGGATCGATTGATTCCAAATCATATTCGGATTCTGGAATACTTGCCTCGTTTAGCAAATTGCCAAGCGGACCAAAAAGGAATGTTCTCAAAAGTGCAAGAAGGAGCTTGTAGGACTGCGGGATTCCTATCTTATCACTAAATCGTAGCCTAGGAAGCCTGAGTTCGTCGCTTGCATTCAAAATTTCAGAAAGTTGTTGGACAAAATAGGTCAGTTTTAAATTTGCCTTCAAGAAAGGTTGCGTCTCTTCGCTGGCACCTTCCTCAAGCTCTTCGTACAAATTGAGTTCAGACAGATAATTTGTATGCGTAGCCAAAATAGTATTGATCTCTGCAGTATGGTTGGACGATAATTTATAAAATGCAGGGACTTTGAGCCTATCATTTTCGTAGCTTGAAAGAATGCGCTGCGCTGGAATGAGAAAGTAACTTCGTATCATTTCGAAAACCGAGTGGGGAGACTCTTTCAAAATCTTTTCCATAAACTGAAATCCTCCCATACCAATATTTCTTCGCACAATATCTTCACTTTCTTCCAAGGAATCTAAAATGGGGGCCAAAGCCTGTGTAATAGACACTGGATCCGCCTCCAATCCCAACATATTCAGCTTTCCCTTTGCTTCTTCGATTCTCGCGTTAAATTCGGGAAATGGCTCGTAGACGAATTCCTGTACGTTCTGGAGGATTTCGTTGGGAGACTCTGCCTTTGGAGGAACATAGCGACTGAATTCTGTCTTTGCGTGGGCAATATCGAGAAGTTTTTGGAATGATTTTTCGGTCAAATGCAAGCCCTGACGATCAAAATACGATTGGACGATTTCTTCGTTTACGATGAGCACTCCGTTGTTGTCAACATCCGTATACAACAACTCTGGAGGGATTTCGAGACCGCACCAGTCGCACTTGTAGTCGTATCCTATATCGTTCTCCCTCGCAACCCTTCCAAATTCATGTGTCTCGCCGACACGCTGTCCTCTGTAGCAAAGTTCGAGCAAGACACGATACGCTACACTTAGACTCTGGGTCGCATTGAAAGGTTGCAACTCCCTCGGAACAATAGGTGTGTAAAGTATGCTCTGGCGAGCAAATCCTGGCTTGAGCACATAATAATCTGGGAGGTCTGGAAGATTCGACGATTTGAAAAATTCCCCAGGAGCATCTATTTTGTCAAAGCAGCACGAGGATTCTGCAAAAGGCGACCCTTTAACGACGCGCGCAGTATCTTTGGCCAATCCATTTGCAGCACGAATCCAACTTGTAGCCTTGACAACATCGCCGAGCTGCCCTTTTGCTCCCTCGGCAATCGCAGGTGCTTTCGCTGCATTCTCAGCGGCCTCTTCGCTCGTTTCCATGCTCGGCAAAAATCCTGGGGGTATTTGTTCATTCGGTCGTCCCTTTGTCCTCGTTTTGAAAAGCTGAGACAAGAATTCGGCCTTTTTCTCTAAAGATTCGCGAACAGAAAAATCAGTATCTCTTAGTTTGACAAGATCGCGCACAAAGAGTTTCATAAACGTGTTTTTTCGAAGCTCTTCGGAAGAAATAGTCTGGAAAGCACTGACCCAAGGTTCATCTTTGCGATTGATGTTCGAAACGATGCAAGAAATATACTGGATGCCTATCGATTTCTCTGGATCTTCTGGTTTTACATCAGGGATTAGAGGATAGCCTCCAAATCCCGCTGGACACCCTTCGACCCTGAACTTTGGTAAAATATCAGGAACATGGGTTTGAATTTCGATGAGAACAAGTGCTGTAGCGAGAGCAATTTTCTTTTGGGCCAAGTACTTTCCATAGGGTATAACTTTCTTATCTTTTGTTATAGATATATAGTCTTTTTGAGAAATAACTTGCGACATTTGAGCAGCTCCTCTGTTTACAATTCTCTGAAACGCAGGTCCTTCCAGATCCACGCCAAGTTCATCGAGAATTACGCGGACTATTTTGTAAATTTGATTTTTTACATCGGAACCAAAGTCTATATCCTCTTTGCCAGGATCTATTCCCAAAAGTTTTGTTTCGATTTCTTCCGCTGCGAGAGCATCCTTGTCAACAATCACGGCGCGTCCCATCATCGGTTTCGAATTATCGTCGAATTCAATACCCTTGTCGAAATCGAGATCCGAGATGCGCTGACCGCAGATTTTGCAAATATAGGAAGTTCCAAAACGTTCTCCAGCATAGTCGAGATTGAGCATTTTGTCGATTGTCGCCTTTTCATTGGGATGGAGATACTGCTGAATTTGCAAAACTTCGTGGCGACAAATGAGATGCTGCTTGCAAACGATGCACGTCAGCCAGTTTCCATCAACGTCTCCCTGAAACTTTTTCACAAAATCGTTCATGAGGGCCATTCTTTCGCTGTCATCCTTCACTTTTCGAATGGCAGTGAGAGTCGGTACGTGATAGCAGGGATTGACGCGAGGCGGACTTCCAAAATTTCTCTGGTTGTCGGCGAGTCGCTTTGCTTCGTTGTAAGTATCCAAAAGTTTCGAGGTGATGAAGCGATCCCTTTCGCGCTGAATTGCAGTCTGATCTCCACCGAGAACTGCCAAGAAATAGTCTTGTGCAGACACGAGCATGTAGGAAAAGGCTGCAATATCAATTTGCTTGTAACCAGGGGTTTTGGAATGCATATCTTTGAGAGCTTGACTGAGCAGAGGATGCGAGACGAGTTTGTCCTCTACGTTTTTTGTGATATCAGGTCCTAAAAGAAAATTGGCTACAGGTGTCTCCTGCTGTCTCTGCTTCTCCACGTCCTCGCGCAGGAGTCGAATAGTTTCGCGCAAATAGGACAAGACTTCGAGGATTCGATCCGAGACGACCTTTTGCTGTTCTGGTGTGAGCTCAGTATCTTCAATCCCCAAATCATGTTTTAGAGTCGATAAATCTCCTGCACCTTTTGGCACGAACCCTTCAAGAATGAGCTTGAGGTAATCTGTAAACGGGATTCCTACCGATTCGACATCATTCGCATCGACGTGTACTATTTTTTGAGCATCCTTTTCTTTCGTGACACCGCCAAATGCTTTTAGAATTTGACTCATCCACGTTTTTTCGGCAGTACTTCTCAGAATATCTGTAAACAGACTTCCTGTACGCTTGGATCCAATTCCACCAGTTTGTGTGGACTTGTAGGGGAACAGGACATATCCTTTCACGTTGGCCCTATCTCCTGGAATTGCGATTTCGGTTCCTCCTCCAGTCAAAGCACGATAGGTTGGTCCGTGTGCTCTTCGAAGTGATTCATCAATTTTAGTATAATCTAACACTTCTGGGGCATCTTGAGAAACTGCAACTCCTAAAAGATCAGGATTTCCAGGCTCGGCAAAACGGAAATATTCTCCATCTTCCTTGAAAGTGTACCCAGTATTTTCATACTTATCTCCGAGTGGGAAATTTTTAAAGTACATGTTGAGAGCATTGTACCATCTTGGAATACCTACGCCTATCTCGCCAGGAGCGATTCCTCCCTGCGTCTCCAAAAATTCTGTAGATTCAGTGACAACATCCTTCATAGTTTGCGTTACAAATTGATCGTTTGTTTCAGATTCGTCATTCTTTAATGATAATGCTACACGCTTTGTATCCAAAATTGGTTTGGCCAAATGATTTGTCTTTTCCTTGAGAGCATCGCTCAACGTATTGAGACTTACTTGTTCTTCCCCTTCTGGAACACCGCTTCGGCCTCGACGAACTACCGAATTTTTGAGAGAGCTTATCATTTCGACGATGCTGCGAATTTTTCTCAAAACTTCAGGATTTCGTTGACTCGCGATCGTATCGAGGAGAGAAATGAGATCAGACAAAAGACTACTTTTTTGTGTAACTTCGTCATAGACTCTTTCGGTTACAGGAATGGTTTGTACAACTTCTTCGTCAGGAACTTCAAATTCGCCGAGTACTTGAAAATCGATTTCGTCGCCCAAAATGTTGGCGGCCTCGGCGCCCTCCGTTTGAGAAAGTTGGATAGCCGCTTCCTCAGCTTGTATCTCTTCTGGAGTTGGAGGCTCCTCTTCCGTCAAAAGGTGATTTTTTATTTGTAAAACTCTAATAGGGGTATCTTGCGGGATACCCTTGTAATCAAAATCAAGTGTTTCTTCGTCACCATTTTCGTAGCGAACACGAATGCTATCCTTGTCGACATTTACATCAGTAATTGTCATAGAGGGTCCTGGTTCTCCATCTTTCAAAAAGCTGATTAGCTCTTGTCCAGATTGAAAATTTTGCCAAGAGACAAATCCACTTCGCGGGCCCTTTCCTTTCCAAGTAACATCATCGACTTGTAGCTCGGGATCAAACCATTTACCATTTTCAGTATCGACAAATTCGAAATCGTAGATTTTATGATTGACTCCGTCGGGCAAAATAGAAAGTTTGGATTGAGGATCAAAGTAATAGATGGTTCCGGTAATTTCCCCGTATTTAGAATTTATTTTGATGCGATCTCCCAAATAAAAGCCTTGATCTTCTTCTCCCTCTTCCCCTGTCTCTTGATCTTCCTCTACGATTCCCGTTTCTGGTATTTTACTCTCCTGCTCCTGTCCCTCATCATTTTGTTTCAATTCTCCCTCTTGATTCTCCATGCGGGACCTCTAAAACACTTGTGCAAAAAATAGTGGAAACAAAAAATTGACCGCTAAACTATTTAAGAATAGTACAAGAAAGAAATCAGTGAAAATGGTTTACAGCATCAACGTATTTTCAGAGTGGAAGAAGTACGAAACTTGGGATGCTTTGAAGACTTGGCTTCAGTCGAATGAAGGGGGGAGTCTGAGGATTGTAGAACCTTCTCAAGGAAATTGTGCAATTATTCGTTATGTAAAAGACAAGAGTAATTTTACTATTCCTCATGTCAGATGGTGCAGAAGTGTTGTGATTGATAAGACGTCTTTGAGGCCTTTGAGCGTGGCACCTCCAAGAGCATCTGTACTTGACCCAGAACCTGTTGAAAAGGCCGCTATGGCACAGGAATTTATCGATGGTACTATGATTAATATTTATGAAGGAAATGGTGGAAGCGTAATGACCTCTACGAGGAGCAGAATTGGATGCCATCCATTTTCTGAAATGCTGGACGAATGTCTCAAAGCAAGAGGCGTAGCTTCGCTCGAGGATCTTTTGCCTCCTAAACAGGCCGAAGGCAAAACAAGATTTGCGAGCATAGTCTTGCAGCATCCCAAGAATAGAATTGTTACGCCGATTGTGGCTCCGAACTTTTACATGATTCACCAAGGCTATGTTTCGGAAGATGGTGCATTGGAGATTGAGGAGAATATCCAAAATGAATTTGCACCGCCTTCCTATTCTTTGAATGCTTTGCGAGGTGCAAAGACGCTCGATTCGTGGATCAAGGCGCAGGCCCAAGAAAAGGGATTCGGGTGGCAGGGTGTTGTTTTAAAGTCTGGCGATGGTCAGCGTTGGAGAGTGAGAAGCGAAGTCTACGAGGTTGTTCGTCGCATCAAAGGAAACGAACAGACTGCTCTGGAACGCTTTGCTAGACTTCGATCCACGCGATCTATGAAGCAATACCTGGACTTTTATCCGGAAGATCGCGAAGCCCTATACGAAATGGAAGGAGCGCTCCGCAAGAATACTCGCCACCTCCTCCAGCTTTACACGGATACATTCCGTATGAGAAAGATCGAATATCATGTACTGCCGTGGCCTTACAAGCACCATGTGAGTGTTCTCCACAATGCTTACAAGGATGTTTTGAAGGGAGCTGGTGGGAAGGTCGATTTGGCCTATGTTGTCAACTATGTAAATAATCTTTCCTTGGTCGATCTTGTGAATATGGTTAAGGGTTCACCTCAGTCACCTCAGCAGCCTCCTTTGCCTTCTACGCTACCTCCTTCGCCCACCCCTCCTCAATAAGAGTCTAAACGCCATTCAAAATACAAATGTAAAACGTGCTGAGAATGGAAGATAACGTTCTTTATGTCACGGCCTATTACGAAGTTGATAGCTTTGCAAAGAGAGAAGAACTTTTTTCGAATTTTAGACCCATTTTGAACGGGAACTTTTGCATTCTTTTGTTTACGGACTGCGAAGATTTGCCCGAAGAATTCACAAACAATCCCAAGATTAAACTCGTAAAGGTGTCTCGCAGCGACATTCCTTCTTTTCAGTTTACCGATCCGGTTTTGCCCGAGTATCGCAACAAGGAAAAGGACAGCGCTGAATTTTTGGGTCTCATGAATGCCAAGACTGAGTTTCTGAGACGCGCCTCTGAGCTCGTGGATGCGAAAGCCTACGTTTGGTTTGATTTCGGCATCCTGAAAATTTCTAGGAATCACGAAAAGTTCGTAAAGAGACTCGGACGCATGTCGGAAAGCTTGGAACTTTATCCAAACAAGGTCATCATTCCAGGTTGCTACGAGCGCAGCAAAATCAACTTTTCAAACATGTATGCATTTCCCATTTGGAGATTTTGCGGCGGACTTTTCATCGTTCCAAAAGTTTGTCTCGAGGAGCTTATCAATCTGCACAATGAGCAGCTCGATCGCTGCAGAATTTTGAATACGCTAACCTGGGAAGTGAATCTTTTTGCCGCCATGGAGGAGAAGAATTCTGAACTTTTTCAGTGGTATCTTGCCGATCACAATGATTCTATCGTCGAATCTCCCATTCCGCAGAAGCAAAAACGGGTTATTCTCATGTCGATGATCAAAAACGAGAATCGCATCATCAAGCGACTCATCGAATCGTCTCTTCCCATCGCGGATGCAATTTGTATCGTAGATACGGGATCTACAGACAATACGATCGAAGTTCTCACGGACTATTTTAAGGATTTTAAGATTCCTGCCAAGATTTTCAACGGACCTGAACACGCTTGGAAGAATTTTGGCCACAATCGCACCCAGAGCTTTTTGGCTGCTGTCAAGTACTGCGAGGAACTCGGATGGGATGCGGAGCACACGTATGCTTTGGCCATGGATGCCGATATGCAGCTCGTTGTGAAGCCTGCTTTCAACAAAAATGATCTCACTTCGCTCGGCTACAAGATCATCCAGAGCTCTGGAAACTTGGAGTATTACAATACGCGCTTTTTGAAGCTCGCGCACTCCTGGCAATGCACTGGTGTCACGCACGAATACTGGGATGGTGCGAATTCCGATAGCATTGGCATGGACAAGATTTACATTTCCGATATTGGCGACGGAGGCTGCAAGGCAGACAAGTTTGAGCGCGACGTGAGACTTTTGGAAGAGGGGTTGAAGGATTCCCCAAACAATCCGAGATATCTGTTTTACCTCGCGCAGAGCTACAAGGATTCTGGCCAGATTGACAAGTCGATCGAAACTTACAAAAAGAGAATCGACGCTGGAGGCTGGGGCGAAGAGATTTGGTACAGCATGTACACAATCATGAAGCTCTATGCTGAAAAGAAAATGTGGCCTGAAATGGAAATGTGGGGTAACAAGGCGTACGAGTACAGAAAGGAGCGTTCCGAAAACTTAATTTATTTGGTGCGTCATTTCCGCGACCGAAGACAATATCACAAGGCTTGGCATTACTACGAACTCGGCGCGGGAATCAAGAAGCCAGACGATCTTCTTTTTATCGAAACCGACGTCTACGACAGACAATTTGACTACGAGCGCTGCATCATTCACGACTATGTTTTCCCGCACAAGAAAAAGGAGTCTTTGCAGCACTCTTTGAATTTTTACAACAAATTCCACGACTATTGCATGTACACGAACATTCAGTGGTTTGTGACGAAGATTCCTGGAGAAGTTCGCAGGCTCGAATTCGAAGATATCGGAGATTTTGTGGCGACGAGCACGTGCATGCTGAAGCTCCACAATGGCAAGTACAGGCTCAATGTCCGCTACGTGAATTACAGGATTCAGCCGAATGGGTCCTATCTGATGATGAAGGATGGCAATCTGAGCCCAGACAATCACGTAAGAACCGAAAATTATACGTGCTTGATGGACGAAAAATTCAACTTTTTGGGGCCTCTGCGAAAGATGGAATTGAATCAAAAGGAAATCCACGACACGCACATCAAGGGTTTGGAAGATTTGCGCATTTTTTACGACGAGGCGGGACAAATTCGCTATTTCGGAACGACTATGAACTACTCGCACGATGGCTGTATTCGCCAGGTGACTGGTCTGTACAATGCCGAAAAGGGTTTATTAGAGGATCAGAAGCACTTGAAGCAGCCTCGCGACAGCGGATGCGAAAAGAACTGGATTCCTTACAAGGATGGCAAGATCATCTACGGGTGGCATCCTTTCGAAATCGGCAAACCGGACGACGACGGCAAGCTCGTAATTGAAACGAAGCAGGATACACCGCACTTTTTGACCAACATGCGCGGTTCCTCGACTCTCGTGAAGGATGGCAGATATTATTACGGAATGACCCACTGCGTCATGTACATGACTCCGAGAAAGTACTATCACATGGTGGTGAAGATCGACGGGGAGACTGACAAGCTCGTGGGCTACACACTTCCCTTCTTTTTCTTGAACAATGCGATCGAATATGTTTTGGGCTTTGACAAGCGCGGTGATACGTTTACGGCGATCGTGTCGCAGAATGACAGGGATCCTGTGATGATCGATTTCAAGAATGTGGATTTGACCTGGTGCGAGTTGTAAGGAGTGGTGAGTTAGAATAAGCAAAAAAATATAATTTCAATGGTTGCTACACTTGAAATTATAAATAACTTAAACACATTTCGAATAAACATCCTAGAGAGAAATGGCAACCCCTAAGAATTCTGGACCTGCAATCGGCATCGATTTGGGAACGACCTATTCGTGCGTGGCCGTTTGGCAGAATGATCGTGTGGAAATCATCGCCAACGACCAGGGCAATCGTACTACTCCCTCGTACGTGAGCTTTACGAATGAGGAGCGCTTGGTCGGCGACGCTTCCAAGCAGACTGCCGCTGCAAATCCTACCAATACTATTTTTGACGCAAAGAGACTCATTGGCCGTCGTTTCGACGATGCCTCTGTCACCGCCGATCGTGCTCACTGGCCTTTTAAGGTCGTGAACGATGCTGGAAAGCCAAAGATCGAAGTGGAATACAAGGGCGAAACGAAGCAGTTTTTGCCCGAGGAGATTTCTGCGATGGTGCTCACCAAGATGAAGCAGACTGCCGAGGCATATCTTGGTGAGGAAGTCAAGCAGGCTGTCATCACTGTTCCAGCCTATTTCAACGACGCGCAGCGTCAGGCCACGAAAGATGCGGGTACGATTGCTGGATTGAATGTGTTGCGCATTATCAACGAGCCGACTGCGGCGGCAATTGCGTATGGTTTGGATAGAGTTGGTACGGGAAAGACGCAGAATGTGTTGATCTTCGATTGTGGCGGGGGAACGCACGATTGTAGCATTTTGACGATTGATGACGGCGTCTTCGAGGTGAGAGCAACCGGGGGCGATACCCATCTCGGTAAACATTTGGTTTCAGCATATTAACCACTGCCGAGAATAAAGAACTTTAATTGCGGGAAACCCCTAAAGCTTTTACTACCAAGCTAGCCTAGTAATAGAGCTAGTGGCGCAGACTAATCCTCTGCGGTATGGTAAAAAGGTAAAAGATGTTTGGAAACAATGGGCAATCCGCAGCCAAGATTCTGTGAAAGCAGAATAAGGTTCAACGACTAGACAAAGTAGCCTACACTGCATAATCTACAGCATGGCAAAATGTCCACGAATGGGTTCGTTGGATTTGATATCAGATCCAATAAGATATAGTCTGAACTTGTGCGAAAGTACAAGAAGCAAGGATAAAGAGCCTTGTGATAACATAATTGGGTGAAGATTTTGACAATATTTTGGTGGAGCACTGCGCCACCGAATTCCAGCGCAAGACAAAGGTTGACATTCGATCCAATCCACGCGCCTTGCGTCGCTTGAGAACTGCATGTGAAAGGGCCAAGAGAACTCTTTCGAATGCCACGCAGTCCACCATCGAAGTGGATAGTTTGGCAGACGGAAACGATCTGAATATTACTCTGACGAGAGCAAAGTTCGAACAGCTCTGCGACTCTGTTTTCCGTCGTACCATTGCGCCTCTCGATGGCCTCCTTCGCGATGCAAAGATGAGCAAGAGCGAAATTGACGAAATTGTGATGGTGGGTGGCAGCACTCGCATCCCTCGCATTCGTCAGCTGGTGAGCGACTACTTTGGAGGCAAGAAGCTGAACGACAGCGTGAATCCTGACGAGGCTGTCGCCTACGGAGCTGCGGTGCAAGCTCACATTCTGACGGGCGGTTCGAGCAAGACTGAGGATATTATTTTGCTGGATGTTGCACCTCTTAGCTTGGGTCTCGAAACCGCGGGTGGCGTGATGACTCCCATCATCAAGCGCAACTCGACGATTCCAAAGAAGGCCACGCAGACCTTTAGCACCTACAGCGACAACCAGCCTGCTGTGACGATTCAGGTCTATGAAGGAGAACGCCAGTTTACGAGAGACAACAATCTCCTCGGAAAGTTCCAGCTCGACGGAATTCCGCCGATGCCTCGCGGCATCCCTCAGATCGAGGTGACCTTTGACATTGACGCAAACGGCATTTTGAACGTTTCGGCGGTAGAAAAGAGCACCAACAAGTCCAATAAGATTACGATTACGAACGACAAGGCGAGGCTGAGCAAGGACGACATTGAGAGACTCGTTTCGGAAGCCGAAAAATACGCAGCAGAAGACAAGCTTCGCATGGAGCGCGTGGAGGCGCGCAATGGACTCGAATCTTACCTATACAATGTGCGAAACACGCTGCAGGAAGACAAGGTCAAGACCAGCCTAGGAGATACGGAGGCGGCCTATGCAGAGGGACTGGTCAAGGAAGGCATTGACTGGCTTTCCTCGAACGAAGAGGCGGATACGGATACTTTTAAGATGAAGCAAAAGGAAATCGAAGATGTGATCAAGCCAATTTTGATGAAAATGTATTCTGGCGTGGGAGAATCAGAGGCAGCACCTGGCCCGAAGGTTGAGGAAGTAGACTGAATAGACTAAATAGAAGGCCTTGTCAAGACCTCGTACGCCTCTTGGATTTTCAAAAATTGGTCCTTGCTGCCTCCCTTGTCTGGATGTGTTTGTAATACAAGACTTCTGTAGGCTTGTCTGATTGTACATAAATTTGCATTGACTTGCACTCCAAGAACCCTGTAGTATTTATAGTTGGGAGGTAGTATAGTGGTTTCTGCCGTATTTGCCGCATAATATACATAGACTCTTTTTGGCCAATTTGTATAAAAAGATTCTATGAACATTTTATATATGTTCTTTCCTTACTAATTTATTTATTATTTTATTCCTCTAAGCATAATTCTGTCTCCTAGTCATCTTTGACTTGTAGGATTCGAGCATTTGTGCACCATAGGTAAATGTGTTGCGACACGCAACCTGTTGAATCGGGTCCATGAGAGGAAACACATTGCCCTGGAGCCAGGCTGCAATTTCTTCTTTGCCTTTGAGGCACGCGTGAAGATAAATCTTTTGAAAGATATAGGCCCAGTCTCTTCTTTTTACGTCCTCCATTTCCAAAATATCTACAAACATTTCTTGCAAATAAACCAAGTTCCCTTCTTCAATAACTTTCTTGCAATCCTTGATGATTGTTTCGTCGATAGGACTCGCCATTTTTGCTAACATTATTGATAAAAAGAACAGCACCAATTTTTTGCTTCCAACCAAAAAATTGACAACTAATTGGTGGAATCTAATACAGCATAACACACGAATGAACGGATCACCAAAATACATTCATATTTATCTCAACAGAGATAGCAAGTTTGAAAACAGCGACTATTTGGAAATAATTCCATTTAATGATATGAAAGAGTTTAGTATAAACTATACAATTGCTCCATGTGCTTCTTCCAAAAAACAAAAAATTCATTATAACTTTGTATTGGAAAGGGGAGAATTACTTGGATATGTGGACACACTTTTGACATTTGTTAAATACGACTCGGCCCCCTTTAACGAAATTCAGTTTGATATTCCAGGCTTTCCCACAATTCTTGTCAAATACGAACATATTCAGGATATGAAACAAATTATTCTAGACTCTATTCGCCTCTTGTTGAAGACTCAAGTGTCTTGGCCTAGGGCTCCGGTAGAGATTACAAAGGTCGAAAGCAGGTATATTGACGAAATAGATTCAGATTCAGAAAGTTATGTCTGTCTCTAAGTAGATGACCCCTTTGGAAACTGGTGCCGTGATTTTGCTCACTATTGCTTTTTTAATGACGGGCTTTGCAGGAATGATGGATATGTCGTACAATCAATTTCAAATAACAAGGCAACATGCTTGGAACGATGGCTTGTTTTTGGGTTTGGTCGCTATTGTATTATTGCTGTTTGACATGAAAAAATGAAGCTAATGCAAACTGAACAAATACATGAGTTTGTTGAGACTTGCCAACATTTCATCGCGTAAATTTATTAAATCCGTATCGATCGGTTTCAAATGCTTGACAAGATCCGTCTGCAAAACGACAATGCACGATTTGATGAATTTTACAATGCTCGATTCACTAAGATTCTGAACTTTGATGGTATTGGTTTTAGAGGTCATTTTGGGACGCCCGTAACGACCCATGTAGACTTCCACATAAGTGTCAATATGTCCATCGAGTTCACTTATAGTTTCGTCTGTTGCCTTGTGGCGACTAAAACTCTTGGTTTGCCAATGATAGAGTTTGATTTGCTCTCTCATTGTAAAAAAGAATTGTACATCTCTTGCACTCATTTATCTATTATGTTTATTATATTATCCATTAGTTTCACTCTTTCGCCTGCTGTGTCGGGCGACGAATGACAACTCGTGGTCTTGCAGTAGGTTTTGCCGTTGCGGCAGCTGCGGCTCCTGGTCCAGCAGGTTGCACATAGGATGCAATCTGATCTCTCCAAGACTGAAACATACCCTGACAAGCAATCATTGCCGTTCGAAGCGCCTTTCTTGCAGACGCCTCTTCTCCGTCAGTTACGCCGATTCGAATCACCATTTCGTCGCGAAGAGGGTGTGGAATATCGTAACCAACAAAGTTTACGTCACCTCTATCAACCAAATTCTCGTCAATCCACGCTTGAACAAGATGGCCTAGAGTGTGATCTTGCTTTTGAAAGATAAAGTCCCACCCGGAAAGTTGCACATCGGCTCTTTGGACAATGACATCGCCGCCAAGATTTTCCTCCGAGTATTTTTTGCAAAGTTCCACACCCTTTTCACAGGCACGAAGGACAATGTATTCTGGATCCAAAACTCCAACCGATTCGATCGTAAAATCAAAGCTATAGGGCTCGCCTTTTTCGTTTTTCAGGAAGCATCGGTTAATTTCCAGAGTCTTGTATTCTCTTTCGAGCCCCTCTTTGCGTTTCGGATCCGTTTCGAGAACCGCAGGATCAATCTTCTTTACTCGAACAAGCCAATCATCCATGATCTTCTTTTCGTGAATCGGGTCAGTATCTCTCGTATAGGCATATGCACACTGGGCCGTTGGAATAAATCTAGCATTTTCGCGACCAATACCACGTGTGGCTTTGGCTTTAATGCGAAGTTCTTCGGGTTTTGCCCCCGGCATCATAGGTTTTAGGACAGCCAAAAGACAAGTTTGTCTAGTTACTTCGTGCGGCTTGAAGAACGTGGAGGATGGAATCATGACTTCCTCTTCGCCGCGCCTTTCCAAAACCTGGAAATCCGATGCACAGACGTCCATGAATTCTTCCGTTTCATTCGTCTTGTTCAGAATGAAGGTATACTTTTCAGGATCCCATTCAAGCGGATTTTTAATGTGAATGGGCACAAGGCCAATGCGATGAGCCAACATTTCGTTGGTCATGGGAGTCGAATTAGCGAGGACTTCAATATCGCTCGTGGATCCATCTTCCTTGATATCTGCCCGAAATCCAACTGATTCGACATAGGTCATGCATAGCCTTCGAAGCGTATTTGCGTAGGATACATGAGTTGGAGAAAGCTGAAAGGTCAGTGTATTCATTCTGTCCGAAGGCCTCTGCACATTCTTAAAGACATTCATTTGTTTCTGTTCGGATTCCATTTGTGTTCTATGTATCTATCTAGTATGCGATTTTCCCGATTCAATTTTACGCCCCTTTACGCCTTACCCTCTCTCGGGAGACCTCTGCGCCAAGTTCATTTATACGAGTCTCTTTGTCTTGAAAAGAAGGGCAATGAGCGAACAGCACGTATGTTTTTACAGCAATAGTTGCCGCTGGTCTGAAGCCTTTATCAAAGCCATTGCGGGTACGCCATTTCGAAATGAGGTGAAATTCATCTGCGTCGATCCAAACCAAAATGGGCAAAGACCGAAACTTCCAGGATGGCTAAAAAAGGTTCCAACGCTCGTCGTTCGAGGAGAAGATGAGCCGCGCACAGATGGAGCAGTGATGAATTGGCTCTCCGAACGAAAGCTTCTGTCGTCTGGAAAAGGTCAGACGAATGCCGCCTCTTTGGAACCTGAGCCGTGGGTTGGAAGCGAAATGGGAGGATCTTATACGAAAGGCTTTAGTTTCATAGGGGCAAATGATAGCAATGATGCGCCGATTGGAAATTTCGAGTTCTTGAATGGCCAAAATGCTCCCGGTGTTCGAACGGCATCCGACATACCAAATGGAGGTTTGGGCGCGAGGGCTCAAAATAAATCCAAAAAAGAGGACTTGTTTGACAAGCAAATGGAGGAATACATGCGACAAAGAACTGCGGGTATGCCCATGGCACCGCCGCGTATGTAAAAAGGTCTAAATAGAATCCACTTGAATAAAGTAGTTAGTGAATAGTCAAATGTCGGCACCTTCTCCCCTAACCACTTTTTGCAATATGCTTGTTCGCTTCTTTGAAGAGCTGAAGGACACCTTTCCGGAGGAAAAGGAAATCAGGGCGGCCCTCGAAATGATTCAGAATGCCCGCAAGATCAATCCAAGACTTATTTTGGACATGTTTTGCGAGCATGTTACGAATACTTTGAGAGAGCCTATTGCAACCGAAGACGATGGGGCAATTATTGCCTACGCAAGAGAAAAGATTAGCCATCAATTCAACGAAATCATGCCCGCCATTTCCATTTTTGATCGCCACTGGGCGGGTCTGAGTCAGCCAAATCGCCAGGCCATTTGGAAGTATTTGAAGGTTTTGGTGGCTCTGAGCGACAAGGCCAAGGGAGTTCGGTTGTAGACTTAGTTACACGGCGCACTCAGCCAAACCATCGACAATATGTTGATTGAGTTCGGCTGTTGAAAGGGTTTGATAATTGTAAATGATTGTTCGAAAAAAGAAAACTTCATAAATCCCGAGCAAGAAGACAAACATGAAATTTTCGGCCAACATTCTCTTCCAAGGAATGATCCACTGATTCCACCACACGTATGTGGTAGCACCAGCGCAGAGCACCGCACAAAATACAGAATATACAGACGACCAGACGAGAAGTTTATTGTTGTATGCTTCGCGAGTCTCAAACGCTTTAGAACCGGAAGCATCAATGAGAGTTTGGTTCCATTGATAGGCCAAAAGTTCTTGGACGAGCCATCTTGTTTCGTTTGACCAGGTGTTGGAACAATTTTGGACAAGCGGTTGGTAATATGTATCGATCGTTTTCATAATTCCTTCATTTTCGGATTTGTTCACGTACAAGAAATAAAAAAGAGTCTCAAAAGCCGAAATGAGCAAAAGGTGAAAGCTGCCTTTAAAGGTAAACAAAAAGGCCAAAACTTTCCAGGATCTTTCGGGCTTGTAGATCGTTCTAGCGTTCTGTCTTTCAATTTCTCCGTCTCCATCCGATTTGTCATTTTTGCCTACCGGAACAAGAATCGGAGTGAGCAACCCGGACAAGGATTCCGAAGACCCGTTTAAGTTTTGGATTGAATTTGGTTTGGAAAGAATGTAAAACGAGTCCGAGTAAGATGGACCTCGTTTCATAGTGTACCTAGTATATCCTATTTGAAAGGCTTTTGGTAGAGAATGGCTGGCAAAGACTTTGGAGTGGTGAGTACCAAAGATTTGCACGGGATACGAGTTGTATTTATCATTATTTTGCTTTGGACGGCCGTTTGGAACTTGACTGAAAATATAGTGACATGGTTCGAAATAAAATACAATATCCGTCGCTGGAAACTTTATGTTGCAATCCTGCTCGTGGCCCTTTTGTTTATCATTCTGGACCCGTACACCTTTGAAAAGTTGTAAAACGACTGAACTGAGAGAGCGTAAAGACTCTTTTCTGCACTTCCAAAGATCAGAACAGAGACTATGAGCGATCTTTCCAAGGTTTTCGACGAAAAGTACACTGAATTTTGCGAAAAGCTGAGAGGACTTTTTCCAGAATTGACTGGACAGATTTCTGGTGCATTGGTACTCTCCAAGGAGGCCCGTTTGAAGGGCTTTGAGGAAGAGATTGTTCCGGGATGTTCGCCGTCGCGAGACGCTTCCAAAAATCCTGGAAAACTCCTTCCTGGCGTAGAACTTTCTGAGACTCTTTGGTCGTCCATTGGCGAAGGAAGCAAAAAGGCCATTCAGGAATATTTGACTTTGCTTTCCATGTGCTGCTTGTACAATTCGTCTAGCCATGCTTTTGACTTGTCCGGAGCCGAACAAATGTTCAAAGGTCTTGGAAACATTGATTTTGAATCCATGTCCAAAAAGTTCGGAGACATGTTTGGTTCCATGAGTCCGGACAAGATGCCAAAGATCCCCGATCGCTTTTTGAAGGGGCACTTGGCAAAACTTGCCGAAGAGCTCGTCCGCGAATTCAAACCGGAAGACTTTGGCTTAAGCACTGAAGAACTCAAGGCATGCGACACTGATCCTGCACGCGCTTTTACACTTTTAACAGACATTTACACAAAGAAACCTGAAATTCTTCAGAAGGCTATTCAGCGTATTGGAAACCGCCTTCAAGAGAAGGTTAGAAAAGGAGAGATTCGTCCCGAACAAATTGCGGCCGAAGCAGAAGAACTCATAAAGGAATTTAGTGGAAATGGAGCATTTGTCGAAATGATGGAAAGCTTTAGAAGCGTATTTGGAATGGAGGACCCTGACTTGGCGCGCGAAGTGGGTCGCGACGGCGATGCAAGACGAAATATTGTGAAAGAGAGGCTCCGCAAGAAAATGGAAGCAAAGAAAGCCGGTAAGAAGTAAATGTGTCCAGATTAGAGAGGCTTTCCAATGCCAGATGATTGTCCGTGCGAAACCTTGTGGATTGAATCGCCCAAGTCATTGTTCGGAACAAATATTCTTGTAAATGATATATGCGAAAGTAATAATATTAATGCCTTTACGAGAGCTTTAATTGTGGCACTGGTCTTAGCAGCACTTCTTGCACCCGTTATGGGATTCGGTGGTCTTATACTCGTTCTCTTGGCTCTCTTTTTCTTGTACGGGCGTTGGATTTTTGCCAAAGTGATACAAGACGAACGCAAAGTTGAAGTTGCAAAACCTGTGCGAGTCAAAGGGCAAGCGGAAGGATTTGAAGCTTCTATTCGAACAGATTTGAAAGAGGCTCCCGCTTTTCCACCGATTTTTACGAGCCCTGGTGTGGCGGTCGTAACGAGGCCCACTGCAGCAAACCCTTTTATGAATGTTCTCTTGGACGAAATCAAATATAATCCTACTAGACCTCCTGCCGATTCTGTGAGCGACCCGAAGAATCAAGTTATCCTCGACGACTATTTCCGCATTCAGTGGTTTAACGATCCGACTGACGTCTTTGGAAAGAACCAGAGTCAGAGGCAGTTTTACACGATGCCGAGCACAAGCATCCCTAGCGATCAAGGCAGTTTCCAGAACTGGCTGTACTTGATTCCTGGAAAGACGTGCAAGGAAGGCAATCGCGATGCTTGCTACCCTGGTACCAACGGCGGACCTGTGACTTGGTTGAGTCAGCCGAATTAAATCTGATAGTTCATGACTAATAAAAGATATACTTACCATAAATATATCTTTTAATTACAGAACCCAACAAATGGACTGGAAAAAGATTTTAATCAATCTTGTCCTAGCGTTGCTCGTCCAATTTACGGGCATTTTGGGAATTATAATTACGCGAATTGTAAAAGGCGCTTGGAACAATCAGCTCTGGACCTATATTCCTATTTTCTGGATTCCAATTCTAACTTCGTGGCCCGTTGCTCTTAGCGTTTTATTTGGTTTTTTTGATGCGTAGCTTCCTCTTTAACTTTTGTGTTTTCAGCACAGGCTTCTTTCCACACGCAAAACGTTTCAAAGTACGCCCTCTTGTTTGAAGAACCGATCTTACACAAACTCCAATAGCAGCCGATTCTTTTGCGGCGGCAGTTTGTTTGCCGCTTCGAACGCGAATCGTTTTGCGCACACTTTTGATGCATTTACAAAATTTGTCGGCGAGCTTTTTTTGAGTCTTCTTGGTCTTCATAGCTTCTCTGCTCTCTACTCACTAAAATATTCCCGGGTTCTCTTTTTGTTTCTCCTAACAGAGATTCGCCAGAGATGGAAGTAAATCGTTTGACAAATGTTCGCGACGACCTTTGCGCCGTCCAACAATACTACAAACAATCCACTGGCCCAGGAAACTATGCCACTACGTATTTGGTTCCTGATGCTCGTGTTGTAAATCCCTTGTCTGTTGAAAGCTTGGTTATGTATCCTCGCGAAGGTTTCGGCTACAACAACAAGAACATTAATGCAGATAGCATTTTGAGAAATCAACCTGGCTTTATGACCAAGCGCTGCAGCACTCGTCAACAAGCTCGCCCCTTCTTGAGTGTTCCTTTCATGGGAGGAGGTCGCGGAAACCCTGATGTGGAAACTCCTCTCTTGCACTCTGAAATGAGTCGCATGGGCAAGGCGTGCGACACTGTCACGGAGACTTTCTTCCCCCAGCAATACACCCCTCTCGTCCCTTCCTTGGCGGCCAGCATACAGGACCCGAAGAATTTGATTCCCGAAGTGGCCGCTTCTGGATGGATTCGTGGCGGCTTGCCCAGTCGCGAGTACATTCGCAACGTCAATTGCTAAATTGTTGGATGAATCTAGAAACAAAGCTTATATTTTACTTGGAAAGTTTTATCTCACAAGTAGAAGATAAAAGGATGTCGGTTGTAAGTGCGGCACCTGTCGATTTTAGCGACGAAGTCATCAACAAGACTCCCTCTTGGGTTCGTGACGATAATATTTCTGTTTACGATCTGAATATTCCCAACAGAGTTGTTCATCAAAATTACTCCGTAACAGAAAATAAGCTCGCGAGTCCTGTGGCAAAGAGGCATATTTTAGGAATTGTGGGAGGCAACGACGTGAGCCGCTTGGCAGGAAACCCGCAGGACATTGAATCCGACTTGAGAGGACTGACGAGGCCTTTGACGAATTGTCCGAGCAGAGAGTACCATCCCACAAAGGTTGGCCAAGAACAGCTCACCTACAACAATCGCAAAACAAATCTTTCAATTGACATAAGACCCGTGCATCTTCCTGAATATCAAATGTGGGCGTATCCAACTGCCTACGCACCTCTTCCGCTCCAGAAGGAAACTTGTGGACGCCCCGAGAAGTATTAGACACCTCTAACTATTTCACACTATTATACCGCTATAGATTTCCTAATTCTATATAGAAAAGAAATGTCCCTGATTACAACCATTTCCCACGGAAACCTCCCGTCGACTCCCAGAAATGCCTATATTGCTGGCGTAGCTTTCCAAAACTACTTGTACGACTATGTCCAAGTGAAAAACAATCTTGGCCAAGTTGTTAGCGGTTCGTTGGTCTCTCCCATTCCTGGCGCCAATGCGTCGACTTGCCCTGCAGGCCGTGTGTTGCAGCCCAACGGAAAGAAACTTTTTCCCGGTGGAAGCGCTCCTGGTGTAAGCACTTATATGATTGGTGTGTACGATCCTGTGACCTTCTTGAGCGGCTACATTGACCCGAACTCGCCCTACTTTGCCCCGATGGGAACCGATAAGTCGTACCAGATCCAAACCTTTGATGCCAATGGAAATTTGGTCTATGGTGTGAACCCGAATGGCGGTGCGGCAGATCAGGGCCCTCCCGTCGAAACTCTGGGTGACAGCACTTTTGGAGCGAATGTTTATATTGCTGGAAATCTCGATATTTCTGGCAATACTACAATGTCTGGAACACTCGATGTTACTGGAAATAGCAGCTTTGCTGCAAATGTTGATATCTCTGGTGCGCTTGTCGTCGATGGTCTTGTAACAGCCAACACGGGCATTGATGTGACATCTGGTGGTATTGATGTGACGGCTGGTGGTATTGAAGTGACCGCAGGTGGCATTCAAGTCACGGCAGGAGGCGTCCAGGTGACGGCTGGAGGTGTCAGCGTAACATCTGGCAATTTGGTCTTGACCAATGGATCTATTGACTTGAATGCCAATTGTGTTGGAACTGCAAGTATGGCTGATCCAAGCGCATTTATTACAGGTGGATTTAAAAAACTTGTAGTTTCTGCGGGTTCTATAACTGCAACATCGCGAGTTTTTTTAACATATTCGAGTCAAAATAATGTAGGTATTTTGAGTGCAGAAGGAATTAATAGTCCAGCTGGAACTTTTACTATTGTATCAAGTAACACATCCGATTTGTCAGGTGTCAATTGGATGGTCATTAACTAATTCCGCTACACTAAACCATCAGCTCCCAGCATTTTCCTTTTTTAGAACTCAACGCTCCAAAGAAAAGTTTCAAAACGTCCACGACATTCATGGGCTCTTTTGGAACAAAGTCAAATATGTGAAACGCCTTCATCAAATACTCGATTTGTTCGATGGATACCGACCACCCTTGTCCTTCCAAGAGTGCTTGCCCAGCCGCCTCTTGCCAAGCCAAACATTGTTTCGGATCTGCCACCTTTTTGATTTGAAGAGCGCAGTCCATGACGAGAACCAGACCATGCAAAATCTCTTCCAAGTTATTGTAAGACATTTGATCGAAAAACCGAAGCTCCAGACCATGTGCCCCGTGTTTATTAAAGTTAATATCCATTCCAATCTTGTCGATTGATTTGTAGCAAGTTCTTTCGTAGAGCCACTTGTACCAAGGATATTGCTCCTCTTTTCTCGGAATTTGCAAAATCTTTCCTGTCGGCATCTTTTCGGTATCATAGGTCCCCAATCCAATGTAGCGCGAAACAGCTACGCGTTGGGATCCGCTTGCATAGCGCTCGTCTATTTCAGCCAAAGGGTCGCCAGATCCATAAACTGCGATCAAAAAGGGTTCGAGCCACTGGACGAGTCTCGCAAGACGCTGATGCTGTCTCACAAATTTATTCCAGAACAAGGGTTTGTAGTGCATGTCGAGTCTCGTAGGCAATGTCAAGTTAATGTGAAGGGTTCCATTGTTGAACATGGCAACATTTCGCAAATTTGTTAAATAGGAGGCAAACGGCTCGTTTTTGGGAGCGGCGAGACGAAGCGGGCCAAATGTTTTTAGAATTCCTATCTTAGGCAGACTTTTGAGTTCTTTTTCAAAAGTATCTGTAATATCTCGTATCTCTTTCATGACATCCTTGATTTTGACCTTGTAAAAATCCTGGGTCATGAATTCTATAGAATCACCATCCCAAACAAAAGATTTATCGTAATTGTCTCTCATCCAAGACGAATGTTCCTTGATCCAATCGAAAAATGTTTTTCCAGAATAATTGGGATTCGGTTTTGGTTTTTTTTCGTATGTCGTTTTGTGTTCTCCGTAGACGTCCGCATCTATGAAAGAATGGCTATTCAAAAGAATAGGAATTCGAAGTGCATCCCCTTGATCGGTTTCTTCTCCGTATTTAGCAACAAGCTCATTCAAAGTATCTTTGAGCTCCTCTTGTTTGTAAACACTATAATAGTCGACGCTATAACGTTCGTGTTTCATACATCCCTCAAATGTAGTCACCTCTTTAGTTTGCGAAGTTTTTAAATACGTTTCATGTTCGACTCCAATGCCCCAATAGAAATCAAACTTTTTGTAGGCTGATTTATATTTCTTGTGTTTGGGCAAATCATTGTAATGAAATGCTTCCATTGCTCTATCCCCTTTCGGGATTTTATCTTAAACCCCTACAGGAAATGACCGAGGAATGCTCTCCTCCCCAGCAAAGCTGGACAAGACCCCGTTTTGATCCATTTCACGCAATGGACGACCAAAGAATTACATCGTACGCTCTCCGTTATTATGCGAATCCCCCCGAAGCGAATTGTCCCTCTATGTTTCCTGTTGAACCCACAACTCGCATTCAAAAACAGGGGGATTCGTGGCCTCAAGCGCAATGGCGCACAGACGTCGAAACGGACTTGAAGGGAATCAATCGATTTGGAAGTCGCGTGCGATGCGATAGCGTCTTGTACAATCCCGATACAAACAAGTTCAACCAGATTCCTCTTGAACACGCACAGGATGGATCCTTTCCCTTGAACTACAATCGCCTCCACAATCCGCCTTGCACTTTGAGATCTAAAGGATGGAATAGGTGGCAGCCTTTGTTTCACGATCCGCAGCTCACTTTTGAACAGCCTTTTGATTATTTCATTCCGAGCCGAGATATTGATAAGCAAAAATGTTCGTCTTATCCTCGCTCTCCGCCGCCGTCCAAAGTCCAAGTCCCCCCTTACGATGGCCTCGCCGATCAATCTAAATTCGGCCCTGCTTTGGCACCTGGTTCTACACAAGGTCGTGCTTAGTTCTATACAATATAATCCTTGCAGGATTCATGAGTACCGCCTTCTTTGATGCATTGATTGTACATGAGCTGGTTTTCCATGTTGGCTGGGGGTTGTTGTGATTGTGTTGTCGGTGTTGTCGGCTTGCTCGAAGGTTCAAATAATCTTCTAGCAAGAGAGCTCCCCAAACCAAACCCAAAACCATTCTTTATAGATTGTCCAATAGACATTGTTGGAGTTGTTGAAATTGAAGTTGACATATTCGGCGATCCTTGCATAATAGGCCCCGTATGATTTACAAATCTTGGGACATGTGTTGAAGCTGTTGAGGCAGTTGAATCACTATTCTTGTTTGAAGTAGATTTCGTATACTGCTGTCTCGGCATCTTATCTTTATATTTGGCTCTGTCTACTTGAACTTCATAAAAAGAGGTGTCAATTTTTTTCCGCTGAATACCTCTGATCTCTTTAGAATATGGAGGCAGCAGCCTTAGCAGGTCTTTTAGGAGTCGGTTGGGTTGTATCCCGACTAACAACTCCAAGTTCCAAACAAAAGAAGAATACAGGTGCAAAAGAGGGATTTCAGGACCCGTATCCCAAATCCGGTGAATTCCCCATGACTTTCAAACCTGGAAGCCAAACGGTCGCCCTCAAGTCCCCTCCAACTTCTGCTCTGGCTTTGACGCCCCAAGGCGCATCTGCAGTGGCCCCCGCACCCGAATTGGACATGATGTATCAAACGCCAAATGGGCAAACGTATCCTTCTGAACCTTCCCCGGGCCCTTATGGAATGCCCGTTGGCTACGCCACTCAGCAACCACCTCTTGCCCCTCCCGTACAAAACGTTGGACCTATGCCTAGCACCTTTGAGGACAGCACGGCGCAGGTTCAAATGAACCCTTCTGGAATTGAGGCAAATCCAACTTATGTTGATGCAAATGTCGTGAGCAGCCTTTCTGGAAATACAATTGAAGCTTCGCAATTTACACACAATAACATGGTTCCTTTCTACGGAGGCCGTGTCAAGCAAAATATGAGGGCTGCAGCAAATAATAGTTTGCTCGATACGTACACGGGTGCTGGCTACACGCAGATTGCCAAAAAAGAGGTTGAAACCATGTTTGACTACCAAAGACCATTTGGAAATCCGTTTGGTCTCGAAAGTTCCACGGATTTTATCGAAAGCCGTATCAATACACCCAGAGCGCGCAACGGAGAAAGGCCTTTTGAGCCGACTCGTGTTGGACCTGCGGTAAAAGAGGGGTTTGGTATGACTGGCAAAGGGGGTTTCCAACAGCTCGAAATTAACGAAATTATGAGGCCCAAAACGTCTGACGAGTTGCGCGTGAAGAATAATCCAAAGTTGTCCTATTTGACTCCCGTTGTTCCTGGACAACACTTTGTTGCTAATCCTGCCGACAATCCTGGCGAGGTTCGCCACTATAGACCAGATCGATTTTATATTGATCCGACCAATTCGCGCGCAGGTGCGGCAGCACCCGTGGGTCTTGTCAAGGAGGCTGTTCGCAGTGTGCAGATTTTGCCCGAAACAACTCGTTCTGAAACAACCTCTGAGGCCTTTGGTCCTGCTGCTGGCCAGGACACATACCAGAGCTACGTTGCGGGTTCCTACAGGACTCCTATGACGCAGCAATACGGAGGTGCTGGATTCCGAAATGCCGATTCTACTTCTTACTACACACCTGACGTGGATTCTCCAGAGGCCGATTACGGCAAGTCGAGTTACGAAAATCGCCCCAATGAACGTACGGCCACTAGCGAACGTACAATGACACTCAACACTTCTCCAGCCGAAACGGGTCAAGTGAGCGTTCACTATTTGGACGATGCAAGACCGACACGCAGAGCCGAACAAGAGGATGGCAATACGCAGCTTGGTCCTGGTTACATTGCAGGTGGTGCGCCGAGTGTGACTGTCTGGGATCCCAACGATGTGGCTCGTACGACTGTCAAGGAAACCACCATCAAGTGGGATTACAGGGGTATTGCCGCCTCAGGTTCTGCACCCAATCGCTTGAAGGTCTACGATCCCAAAGATATTGCAAGACCGACCCAAAAGGCGCAGCTCAGCAATCGACAATACTATGGTGCAGGCGCCAATGCCAATTGGGGTGTCATGAACGAAGACTTTGCTTACAATATGCGTACCAATCCGAACAAGGAACAGATTGCCAAGGGTCGCAAGCCCATTGCAGGAAACGGAAACATTGCCATTTTCGAAGGCGATCCCGGAAAACAGACGGCCAAACGTCTCGCATCAGACGACATCAACGATCGTGTGAATTCCATCAATCGTGTGGATTCCTTGCCACCAGGTGTTGGAGACCTCGGCCAAATCAAATATCGCGTTCCTCTCCGTCTCGACGTGTCTGCCGAAAGGAATACTCCTGATATTGTGGAAGCGGTGGATGACAATCCTCTTCAACAGAGCTTACATCGCATTGCGGCCATTGCGGCAAAGGAGGCTGCAGCCAATAGAGCAATGGGAAAAGCGTATTAAATTAGTATAATAGAAGTAATAGATGAGTGAGGAAAATATATTAGTTTCTACATCTGAATTTAAAAATACAGATGCAGATGCAGACACAACCTATGCATTAAATGCAAAAGAATACATTACCTTTTTGGAAAATAAACTCGACCAAGACATTGGATTTTATTATTGGAAGCGCTACATTGCAGCTGCATTTTGGGCACAGATTTCCACACCTATTAATTTGGTAATTACGCTTCTCACAGCTCTTACAACAGCGCAAGCAACGGCATCTGACATTTTACCTCATAGTATTTATTCGCAAATCTCCATAGTCAGCTTAGTTATAACAACGCTCAATACATTCTTTCGGCCCCACGTTCAACTCAATGCAAATAATGAATTGATGAAGAAATGGGTAGAACTTGGAATTGAATTTGAGAACTTGTATTATGATGATCTTGAGGATCCAAAAGAAAATACAAAGGAATTGGATAAGCGAATCAAGCGCTACAAAAATCTTCAAGATAAGATAAATGATCAGAGAAAATCAGAGGGTCCAGGAACAATTAATTTTACAACGGATTTTATTCACTTGATTTGTATGGCAACATGCATTAGTCAATACAAGCGTTGGCTCGATCACGACAAGAAAATTTTAAAAGAGGCCGAAAAGAGGGATCGAAAAGAAAAAATACTAAAACAACATGACGAAATGATGTATAGAATTCAGAAACAAGAGTTGGAAAAAACAGAAAAGAATATTAAAAAGGAAATTTCCGAAGAGAGGCCGAAGGAAATCAAAATTACAATCTAGTCCAGAGAAAGAGGACTTAAGCTTCTTGGATAAACACACTTAGTTTAATGCGTCTTGCATGGTTAGTGTCGGGACCAAGTGGTTCTGGAAAATCGACCTGGATTCGTCAAAGAGCCGAGAAAAGTGGAGCAAGACTCCTGAGACATTGTGTAAGAACCGACAGAAGTTTGAGGCAGGGACGTCAGTATCTTTTTAGTCAACATCGAAGTAAGGAGCCAACTTTGATTTGGCTCGAAGGGGCAGATACGCTTACCACGGATGCACAAGCTTTTTTGAGACGAATTTTGGAAACTGCTGCAGCCAATGTGGAATTTGCTCTCGAAGTTCGAGACGAGACGACAATAAATCCTCCGCTTTTGAGTCGCTGTCAAAGACTTTGCATGCCAAATGTAAGTTTTCGAAAAAAGAATGCGATTGCAACGTTGGAAAAGAGGGGATATGCTGATATTCGTAAAGTGAGGGTGACTTTGCAGCAAAAAATGGAGATGTGGTCTCCTGGATTTACTTTTAAATCTGCATGTGAAGCTTTGCAAACTGCGAGGTCCCAGGGACTTCTTCCGGAAGAATTGTTGCGGAAGGTTTTAAAAACATCAAGTCCGGAGGAACAGATGAGGATTTACAAAAGTTTGGGAGATGGCATGAGCCCTTGGCTTCTCTTGTCTCATGTAGTTTTGGAGCGCGTAAGTTGATATTGAAAACAAAAAAAGCTACTCTTAGACAATGGATGCATCAGTATACTCGGAAGCTAAAGGGGAATATACTAAACAATTAAGTTTGTTTATAGTCCCCGCGTTTCACAGATTTTTTATGGAATTGCTTCAGCAGGCGTCGGTGGAAGAGCCGCAGGCCAAAAAACAACTCTGGAAATTCCAAGAATATTTGAGTCAGGTTCCCGAATGGAATGTGGACAAGGTACAACGAGAAGTTCAAAAACTTGTTGGCGAAATTCAATGCGACTATCTCGAAGAATTAATTACAGCAGTATTTATTGCCCATACAAAGGTTCTGACGGCAATTCGTGTAGGAAACAAGAATAAGCGTGTTCAAATTACCATTCCAAAGATTGACCATTTTTTGCATCGCGCCTTGAGCGAATCGAGTCGTCTTCTGTGGTCTTCGGCCTATTTGTTCAATAATGAGATCTCTCCAATCGAAAAGCAAAAGAATCATCGACAGGTCGAACAGCTCTTGCACGATGGTATTGCGCAGGCGATTCGAGGCTTGTTGCCTGTCAAGTCAATTTTGAAGGATTATTTGGCAGAACCCGAAGACGATGAAGAGGAGGAAGAAGAGGAAAAGGAAAAGGAAAAGGATACTGCAATACATGAAGAGAAAAAAGTGGAGGAAGAAGTAATTGTAAAGGAAGAAGCTAAACCTGAAGAGGTAAAGGAAGAAGCTATAACCGAGGAAATTAAGCCTGAACCCGAGGCTGAAAAAGTAATCGTAACTGAACCTGCTCCTGAACCCGTTTCCGCTCCTGCCGAACCTACCCTTTCTGAGCCTATTGCAGAACCCGTAACTCCCAGACTTGTCGTTGAAACAGAACCTTCGGTTCGCTTTACCGATTTTGATCAAGTTATTCAACAGCGTGGAGACAAGACACATATAGACTATGTGGAAAAGGATCGTAATCAACAAGAAGCGGAAGACAATGAAGAATTTGAGTTTGTGGATGACGATGGTGAATCGCTTTCCGACTTTGAAGAAATAGATATTGACGAACGAAATAAGATGGAAGATGATGATTACGAGGTTTTGCCTTAAAAAGACAAAACCAGGACCTATCGCCAGAGGCAATACGAGGTTTTGCAATAAGCAACACCAGGACCTATCGCCAGAGGCAATACCAGGGCATACGGAGTACGAGGTTTTGTATTAAAAAGGGAAAAACCCGCGCTAAAAGAACAAAAATGCTTTTATAAACTTCGTCAGGAATATGGATACGTTGCACATTACTACAATATTGATTGGAGCAATCATTTTGGCTGCAATCAGTGGAATTTACCAATTGAATAGCGAAGAAAGTGGCAAGACAATCAAACCAAAGGCTGTTTTGCGCGACGGAATTTTAGGGGGCATTTTTACGGCTATGGCATGGACCCTGGTCCCCGAGTCTATGAAGAGCATAACCGAATCTGTAACGACTGCCGCTAGTACTGCAGCTACTACAGCAGTTAGTGCCGCAGCAAACCCATTTGAATACGATGTGCAAGTTGGTCCACCGAGATTTTAGAGTAAAATAGCTAAGGTAATTATTCATTCTAGTACAACTAAAACGAATAATCTTTTCAGATACCTTATTTACTACAATGGAATTACAATATATTTGGATTGATTTGATCCAGGTGCCAGAAATTTCTGAAATATTGATTTCTTGAATTGTTCCGATGGAACTGCATCCTTGGCCTCCGTTGCAATTGTAGAATACAAGTCAAATCCTGGATATTTTTCTTCTCCAAATTCTGTTTCTAAAATACTTTCTCCCTTCTTTGTCCTCAGCCAGGTCCAAATTAAATTGAAAAGGGGCTTGTCTGTTTCTCGAACTTCCCATGCGCCCTCTTTTGTAAGAAGAGACCCTTTTGGTTTCGACGGAGGATTTTGTGGAAAAAGACCTCTCAAAAGGCTGCACGCTAATCTGCACAAATCAAAACTCTTATTTGGATAGATCTTTGGTAGCTCTTCGTCTTCTATAGGTCCAAAATTGTACATTCCTGCAGCATCGTGCCCATCGTTATAGTCGCTGCTTACAATTACGAAATTGTTCAAATAAAAAATAGCTCGTCCATAATCGATTATAGAAAAAATATATCCAAAGGTAGGAACCTTCCATTTTCTTCCAACCGAATCGCTATAGTACAGGTACTCCTCCTCAGTCTTCTTCCAAAGCACATTGCAAGAATGAAGATCATTGTGCGTAAGTTGGATTGAATTTTGAAGCTGAGAACAAGCTGCGCAGATTTGAAAGAGCCACGCAGACCATTTCATTTCTTGTTCTTCAGTCTTAACTGGCGAATGGTCGGCCATTTCTATAAGGTCGTCCATTGTTCCATCAAATTGTTCTAAATACATTATTGAAACTGGCATTTTATAGAGCTCGGCATGGAATGTATATTCTTCTGTAAAACTACATTCTGAATTGCCAGAACTTTTAAATGTTGAGCTATTTTTGTGAATTTCAACAATATCATCGCTCGTTTTAATACTTTGTACTTCTTCAAGATCTATACTTGCATTCAAGGTTTCAAACTCCGTAAAGGGTAAATTTTCGGCTTCTATTTGCGATAATCTACTACTCCCTTTGCTCTCGCTATCATCCTCATCATCCTCATCGTCATGTAAGTGCTCTTCGTCTGGCTTACAAAATTCCTTGATTTCATCGAGGGTCAGACGTCTTCCAGACGATTTTTCAATGACGCGTATTCCGTACTCACCTGCCTCTAGACCCTTCCAAAACCATCTTGTAAACCGAAAATCCTCAAAGTCGTCTTCCATATTGTAGTAAAATACGTCTGCAACGGCACGAAAGGCTCCGTAAAAATCACAAAAATGCGGAGAATTCAAATACCCTTTTAGTTTGCTGGCCAAGGAGCTAGCCACACAATCCACGTATCCCTGATTCTCAGGAGTTACAATTTCGTGTTTTTGGTAATTCCAAAGAAATGGTTGAGAGGGCCTCTCCTTGTAGCGAAGCCAATAATACGGATCAATCAAAGGTATCATTTTTTGATAGGCTGCAACACGTTTGAGAACATTGTTTTCTTCAAACGTAAGAAAACCGCTAGAAGAAAGTGGCTCCTTGGGTTCCCATTTTTTCAGAATTCTATTTGTATTGAGCGTAAGAGGCTTTCCGCGAAGTTTTGCAGGAACAATTTCTTTAAAGAGGCCTATAATGTCTTCTTCTAAAGTTAAATTTGTATGGCTTGCCAAAAACTCCTTTAAATGATTCGTATTTGGCTCGCGAACATCAATAGAAAGTTTAGATCCCGAGTTTACGGATTGAGTGGCCGCTTTTTTTGCCTTAGGAGGCATATTCTCACCGGGTTTTCTCATTTTTCTATAATCGTTTACACGCAACGCGTTTGATTTGTGCAACCTTTTTATACTTTACTGACTAGAATTTACAATGGCAAGTGCGCCGAATCCAAATAGTTTGAGTGCCCAGAGTGTGAGACTCCGAAAATTTGATATGAAGATGATTCCGCAAGATGCAGTATGTGTCTTCATTGGTCGTCGTCGTACAGGCAAATCAACTCTCGTAAAAGACTTGCTATATCATCACCAAAACATCCCCATGGGTACTGTCATCAGCGGTACTGAAGAATCCAATAGCTTCTACGGAAAAATTATTCCGCCTATTTTTATCCACGGAGAATACAATGCTGCAATTTTGGCAAATTTCGTAAAGCGCCAAAAGCTCATTACGAGCAAAATTCAGCAATTGGAAAATGCCCCGCGCGCACCTGGTCAGCTCGCCCCCAAATCCAAGCTCGATCCGAGATCTTTCTTAATTTTGGACGATTGCTTGTACGACGATAGTTGGATTCACGACAAGAATATCCGTTATGTATTCTTGAACGGGCGTCACCAAAAGATCTTCTTCTTGATCACTATGCAATATCCTCTTGGTATTCCTCCTGTACTTCGTACAAACGTCGACTATGTGTTTATTCTGCGCGAGCCTTATATTTCCAATCGCAAACGTATTTTCGACAATTTTGGTTCAGCATTTCCCAATCTTGAATTCTTTTGTCAAATCATGGACCAGTGCACCGAAAATTTTGAATGCCTCGTTATCAACAACAATACAAGATCCAACAAGCTAGAAGATGCAATCTTTTGGTACAAGGCTGAAATGCACGCCGATTTCAAGATTGGCGCCCCCGAGTTTTGGCAACACAATGCTGTTCACTATAGGGACAAGGACGAAGAGGATGTCAATATGTACGACCCATCCAACTCGGCCAAGTTGAGAGGTCCTTCCATTGTTGTTCGCAAACAATATTAGAGACTAGAGACATGAAAAGTGGTGCACTCTTTTGTTCTATTGGAATTCTTTTGATTGCCCTGTTTTTGTCGTATTATTCGACTACAGAAGGATTTATAAATGATCCCAATGCGCAGCAATGTGGAATTGACAAACCTTCTTGTCCCTATGGAACTGCTTGCATGAATGGATGGTGCATTGGAACCAATCCTCCTGCTCTACCTGAAACAACAGGTCTCCCGGTTTATCCTTGAATTGCTATTGGTTTGCTTTTCCTGCGCATTCATTAGAAATGGCTCGTTCTGCACTCGGTACTGGTTTAGTCGGCGTTTTTGTCTTTTTCTTGGCAGTCCTCATTCTGGCTCCCATGGTCAAGAACTTTTTTCCTCAGGTGAGTGGATTCGAAAACATGTCTTGCCAACAAGGTCTCAAGCCTTGCCCCGAAGGCTACTTTTGCGAGCAGTCGGCTTGCGTTCCCATCTTGCCTCGCTACAATGTGAATGAGGTCAAGCCTGGTGGATATTAGATCCATGTTACTTGATTGTATATTTTATAATAATCTATAACTAAATTATTATAAAGAAAACTCGTGAAAATTACTCATATACTTACTCCTTCTTTTCCTCCTTCTTCTGCTCCTTTTCGCGCTCCAACTTGCGCTCAAGAGCCAAATCGGCAGGGCCGTCAAACAAGGAAGCATGCTCACCCGCAGCAGAACTCTTCTCTTCGGTTGGCCCAACAATGCTCATGATCTCCTTTTCGCCGCGCACACCGCCCTTGCGCGCCGCATTGCGAGCATCCGGATTCTTGTTGTAGAACTGCTCGCGCGCCTCCTCGTTTTCCTTGTAGGCCTTCATCAAATCGTTGAGCTGTTCCTCCTGGTATTCCTGGTTGGCCACCTGGCTGGGATTGGGGTCCCACGCGAGCCACTTGCCCACTTCTGCAACGAAGATATTATGAATGGGGTCATTTCTCTGGAGCTTCTTGGCTCTTGCAGTAGCCTCTTCCTGAGTGCTGTAAGAGCCGCGAACCTTCATGCCACGAATAGTCGTCTGGAAGTTGTTCTTGGCAAAGAACTCGTCTTCCAGCTTCTTTTCGTTGGTGAACATGTAATCGTCATATGCATTCTTGATGGTCGTTGCAGTAATATCCTTTGCATTTTCCTTCACGTAAGCCTGGTATGCCGAAAGGGCATTGTCGATAGGGATGCGGGCCTGGCGACAAATGTCGGCTGCTTCAGTGAGTTCCGCCGCCGACAAACGATTGGCCTCTTCCTCGATCTTTGCATTAAAGTCCATGACTTGCTTGGCCAAGAACTTTTCAAGGTTCTTTGTCTTCCAGTTAATTTCGTAATTCTTCAGAAATTGCTCCAAAAAGTAAAACTCCTTTCTCTCCAAAACCTTTTCGGGACTGATGAAACTCAAAAGAACAAAGCGCTGTCCCGGGATTTCAGTATCCTCGTCCAAAAAATCTTCACGAACATCTTTTGAACCCGACATTTCTTTCTTCTCGTAAAAGACTTTAGGGTTTAAGCGTTTTTACGCGGCTCCCCGAACCTGGCTATCTTTTTTCTTATTCCAGAGTATAGAAGGAAATGGACTTTAGTGCTGGTGAATTTGTCAATCGTGCGTTGAAATATATCCTGGAAGGTTTGGCCGTCGCTGTGGCCGCCATCTACATCCCCAAGAAGGCTCTGGCCCTCGAGGAAGTTGCCGTATTGGCCTTGACCGCCGCCGCCGTCTTTGCTCTCTTGGACGTCTTGGCCCCGTCTGTGGGTGTCACTGCTAGGCAAGGCGCTGGATTCAGTCTTGGAAGTCAGCTCGTTGGAGGCATTCCCCTTATGCGTTAAATAGAACTTGTATAAGGAAATAATAAAATCATGCTCTGTTAAAGAATAAGTGGTGAATCTCTACTAATTCTTTATTATCTTCCTTCTTAATTCTATCTATATGTTTCTTAATCTCCCGAACGAGTATTGGCATTCTTTCATACATTGTCGGATCACATGTTATATCACCCTTCTTGAATTTATTGGGATTGAACCTTATAAAGATCCATTTTCCAGAGTAATGCATGAAAAGATCGTCATAACGTATTTCTTCGTCTCTCTTATCGTAACCAGAATGCTGATTTTCGTCGACTTCAATGGCTAGAATAGTATTATCAATAATTTTCCAAAAGTCAACTCGTCTTCTGGAGGCACAATCGCAACCGCTATGATAAATAGGCTTGTCGTGTACAAAATCGAAATTATGTTTCAAGAGTGCATTTCTAACCCACGTCTCATATGTTTTGAAATTCATTTGGAGACAGAGAGGATCGCTTGGAAACAAGTGCTGAAAGCAATGAGTACAATAGCCTCTGTATTTTTTATTCCCTTTTGATGTACATTTATCTCCCTTACATCTATTTTGTTTATTTTTTACGTTGATCATACCCACTTTTTTGCATTTCCCACAATACTCATTGGATTGATTTTCATAGCCAAAACTTGCTGTTATTTTTTTGCATTCAATACATTTTTTTGTAATTAAATCAATCATATCTGGATTTTTGCAAGAAGCACAATACGTTGGCTTTTGTCCTTCGTAGCCAAACACGGGCTGCTTTTTATTGCACGTTTCGCATTTTTTTCCTAAAAATATCATTTCACTACTTTTGCAATTAGCACAATGTGTAACTTTACCATTCGGCAATCCATACGCTGGACTTACAATATCACAGCCTAGACACATTCTTGAACGAACATTTATCATTTCACTACTCTTGCATTTTGCACAATGAGTTGCTGCTTTTTCCTTATCCAATCCATAAAAGGGCTGTGTTTTATTGCATACTTGGCAAAGTTTAGCTTTTACATTGATCATCTCTTCCGTTTTGCACTTCAAGCAATGGGTATGCTTTCCACCAGGCAATCCAAATGTTGCACATGTAATTTTACAAACTTCGCACTTTTTTGTCACCAAATCCACCATGTCTGGTTCCTTGCAACCTGTACAACGTATCTTCTTCCCGCCAGGCAACCCGTAGGATGCTCTCGTTATATTACATTTTTTGCACATTGTAGGCTTTGGCATTTTTGTGATTTTTCTTATAACTTTTTCATCTAAAGTCGTGAACAATTTTTAGGCTTTCCCGCCAAGAGTCTGCTTGAGCTTTTCTAAATACAAAATGGCATCCATATGCTCTTCTTGAGCATGGTTGATCCAGTCTAATACGGAAAGATCAGTTCTATCGAGGTCAGTCCCGTACTTTTTCTTTCCGAAAGCGGCTCTTTCCGAAAACTTGGCAATAATGGTTTTTACGATTGAATCCAACTCCATCTTAGCGGTCTCCATACTATCCGCAATACCAGTTTAGACTGCCTAAAACTTTTTTTAGCAAACTAGCAGCATCCGAGTTGGCATCCCTGGCACCCGTATCTTTTTCACTAAAACGCATCCCGTTTCAAACTATTCAAGAACATGCCCTCAAGAATGCAGGTGTAAAGTTACCATTGGTGTACAGCAAGCATCCTTGGTACTATTTGTCTAATTTTTATTATACATCCACTAGTTCTGGCTCAGGATCAGGAGAAGCCACTAGGATTCTGAAGCAGGCTATTGGAGCCTTAGTAAATCATCAAACACCCATACTATTGTGCTGCGAGCCAATCTTGGGAACCAATCCAAGATCCTTGACACCAAAGACGTGCGAATGGACGGCCGAACAACGATACGAAAGTCTCTGCAGCTACTATAAATCTAAATTTAGTCTTGAAAACGAAATTCAAATTGATTGTACGCTAAAAACGGAACTTACAGGGCATGGTCAGCGTTGGTCTCAAGCAGATCGCAAGTTTATGTGGGGGGCTCAGATGCCAGGAATGTACTGCCAGCCCATCTCTCTGCAAATCTGTTCCCAGACTTTGCTTTGCTGATAGAGCTTGTCGCGATTCTTGAGAAGAGGAAAGCTCGCCAAGAATTCGTCGAGTTCGAGAAGTTCGCAAAACTTGTAAAGTACATAAGAATACGACAAAAAGTTGCGGCGGTTCTTGGGGCAGTGCTTTTGGAAACTCGGCTGAATTTCCTTGAACATGTGGCGCAGCTTTTCTTCCGTCTCTCGGCTCATAACTGGTGCAATAGACCCATTCAAGCGACTGATGATGAACGGAATGTGATCGTATTGGCGATTGAGCTTCAGCTTTCTCAAAATTTCGCGCATTTGCTTGTGCTTGAGATTCTTGTAATCTGTTATGCGCTGCTTTTTGAGTTCGGTGACGATTTGATCAAAGACATCCTGAGGAATCTCTGTACTACCCTTGGCTTGGAACTGCGCCAAGAGTTCGTTAAAGTGGTTGATTCTCTTGTAGGCATAGTAGGAACTTTCTCTCGGCGGATCCTTGTACGAGGGTCTATCGCTATCGATCAAGATGAATTCGGTTGTACCGCAGTCTGGGCAGTACAACATGGCCTCGTTTTGACTAAACATCATGTCGGCACCGCATTCTTGGCACTCGCCAGACATGTCGTCGAGTTCATTTGTCTTCTTCACATAACCTGGATTGATTCGGAGCAAATACTTTTCCAAAAGCATGTCTCGATTCAGATCCTTTTCCTTGTCGACTCTTCCTTTTTTGGGTTTCGTTTGTGCCACTTGAATCTGAGGCTGCGGTGGTTCATCGATTGCCGCAGCAGTTTCCAAAGCGCTCAAAACGTCCCCAGGCTTTCTTCGCGCCTTTTGGGCCATGACACCAATGGCGCCCTGAGAAATCTTGTCCTGCATATCGTAGTACTCGAACAACAAATCGCCTGTATCCAAGAGATAATCGTAGAGCCGATCCCCTTTTTCCTTCAGAGACAATTCGTGCTCCATTTTTTCAAGCTGATTTTCTAATTGGCCCCTCATAAGATCGTCGTTTGTATTTTCTATTTGCTTCTTGAGTACATTGATATCTTCTTTAATGTAATCAACATCATTGTGCTCATCCGTTATTTTTTTTACTTGCTGCTGATGCATGACATCGAGCGTCGTTCTCCCTTCTGGATTGCTTCGCTTTGTAGATTTTATTTTGAAAAATCCATCATCCGCCTCCCCCACACTTGCTTCCGACATTAAGAGTACCTATTGGCAAGATTAATCCCCTTTTAGACCCTTGTATGAATGCATGCGGTTTTTTATAAGTTATGATCCCGATCATTTTTGCAAATTCATTCCCGGACATTTTTGCGTTTTTAAATGTCTCGAAATTATTTTCTCAACCAGGGGTATAGAAGAATGACAGGTGGTGGTTTAATGCAGCTCGTTGCTTATGGCGCTTAGATATCATCTTGGGCGTCAACAGTAGGCAGCTATCAAGGTTCTAGGTATTACCTTGATAGATAACCCTGTGTAAGTACCTAGGAAAGTATAGTTTACCTGTCCTATACTATTCTATATAACCTGCTAGTATTAATGCTATTATTGTTGGAATAAAGCATTAGTGCAAGAATATCAAATTGCTGGAACACCCTAAAGCTTCCGATACCAAATTAGAATAGTAATATATCTAATGGCCAAGAGAAAAACTTGGGTATGGTAAAAATTTGGAAGATATACAATGGGCAATCAGCAGCCAAGTACCTTATTTAAATAAAATTCACATTGTTTCCAGTAGATATGGGAGATATTTATTTACTAGAAAGTCCAACTAATAAATGTTATGTTGGACAAGCAGTTGAAAAATTATGTTCAGGAAAAAATTGGGGTTATTTAGCGAGATGGAAAGCACATATTCGTGAAGCAAAAATCGGTCTTAATTATTGTAGATTACTTGATAATGCTATAAGAAAATATGGATCTGAGAATTTTAAAGTTTCATTGTTATGTAAATGTGATACTCTAGAAGAATTAAATGATAAGGAATCATATTATATTAAAGAGTATAACACACTAAGCCCAAATGGATATAATCTGACAACTGGTGGTAATAAAAATCAAAAACAAAGTGAAGAAACTAAATTCAAGAAAAGTCAAAGTCTAATTGGAAAAAATAAAGGAAGAGTTCTTGAAAAAAGAGCTCGTCTTGATTCAAATGATAATTTTCTACCAAAATATGTTCGAAAGATCAAAAATGGGTATAGGATCAGTAATCATCCTTCAAAAATAGATAGATGTTTTAGATCTAAGAAATTATCAATGGAACAAAAATTAGAATTGATTTTGAACGAATTAAAAAAATTAGATGATTTAGTTGAGTTGGAAAATTTAAATAAATAAGGTATGCAGTTCATCGACTAAACGGTATTCGGGATTTTTAAATCCTTAAGATATAGTCAGACCTGATTGGAAACATTCAGGAATCATCGCAAGATGTTTACCTCACAGGTAACCCGCAGATTACCTTCTTCAAGGTTGTATATCGTCGTCACACCAACTTCGCCATGGAATCCATTGAAAACCCGTTCAATGGTGCCCCCAACTTTGGCAAGAAGGTGACTTGCACCATCCAGCGCAATGGTGACTTGATCTACCGCATGTACCTCCAGGCCACTCTCCCGCAGGTCACTCTCCAGACTAGCGACGGCTCTGGTGCCCAGTTCAGATGGCTCAACTGGCCCGGTCACAACTTGATCAAGAACGTCGAAATCGAAATCGGTGGTCAACGCATTGACAAGCACTATGGTGACTGGCTCCAGATCTGGAACGAACTCACCCAGGAACCTGGCAAGCAGGCCGGCTACGCCAAGATGGTTGGTAACGTCCCCAAGCTCGTCAACGTCCTCGTTCAGGGCGGTGAAGACTGCGACGCCGACTGCGGCTCTGGCGCCCCCAACACTTCTGATGAAGTCCAGAAGTGCGCCCCCGAGTACACCCTGTACATCCCTCTCCAGTTCTGGTTCAACAGACACCCCGGTCTGGCTCTGCCTTTGATCGCCCTCCAATACCACGAGGTGCGCATCAACTTGGAGTTCAACGACCTCCGCAACATGTGCTGGGACTTTGCCCCCCAGAACACCAGCAACCCCCACGTCATCCGCGACAGAGTCGCCAACGCGGGCTTGGTCGCTGCGTCCCTGTACGTTGACTACATCTACTTGGACACTGATGAACGTCGCAAGTTCGCCCAGGTTGCTCACGAGTACCTGATCGACACTCTCCAGTTCACTGGCGGCGAATCCATCACCTCCACGGCCAACAAGATCAAGCTCAACTTCAACCACCCGTGCAAGGAGCTCATCTGGGTTGTCCAACGCGACTCCTTCGTCAGCTGCGACGATGCCATCATCAACCCGTGGAAGGGACAACAGCCCTTCAACTACTCTGACTGGTGGGACCGCGCCGTCTTGGAATCCGGTTACTCCGTCACCCGTGTTGAAGGCATGGCCGGTAACAACCCTGTTGTCACTGCGCTCATCCAGCTCAACGGCCACGATAGGTTCACCGTGCGCGACGGCAACTACTTCAACTGGGTCCAGCCGTACCAACACCACACCAACATCCCCGCTGTTGGTATCAACGTCTATTCCTTCGCGTTGCAGCCTGAACAACACCAGCCCTCTGGTACCTGCAACTTGTCTCGTATTGACAACACCACTCTCTTGCTGACTGTCTCCAACAACGCCGTTGGTGCCACCACCAGCTCGACTGTGCGCGTCTATGCGACCAACTACAACGTTCTCCGTATTATGTCTGGTATGGGAGGTAGATTTAGGTCATGCCTCCAAAAGTACTTGTTAAAAGCAAGTGCTAGTCTGATTACAGCTTGACTATTAAATGTCAAGCAGGCAACATTGTCAAATTGCGGGAAAGTCCTGTTAAACATAAACTACCGCCCTGAAACCGAAAGGTCTGTTCAGTGGCACCAAGGGGAAACTCGTGGGTATGGTAAGAACGTTTGTGGTAGGGATAATCCGCAGCCAAGTCCTAATGTAAGAAATTACTATGGATGCAGTTCAGAGACTCAATGGCAATGGGCTGGTCGCAAAAGCGACTGGCATAAGATAGAGTCCGTCCCCATGGAGACATGGTTTGAAAGAGGAATTAATTCTTGTTGTAATCTGAGAATTAAGGAGAGCTTTCAAAGATTGGTATATACTTGTCAATTGGAGCCCACGTTGGCCTTCTCCAACTAAGCATTTTATTTGCTTTGTTGTTTATACATTATATTTTTTAATAAAATACTAATTAAATAAAATTGATTAGAATATTCATTTTGAAATAGATAATTTGAAAATGGATATAACTTCCCAAAAGAAAATGGGCAGACCTGCTGGAGAAATAATTTATAAGGATATCATATATAATAATAAACAATATATTGTAGCTAA